TTGGGGATATGAAAATACAATCAAATTAAAGAGTCAATCTATTTATGATTTATTACCTCAAATTACAAAATTAAAATATGAAATTTATTATAGTGAGATGCAAAAACATGAATAAAGAAAAAGCAAAAATACTTTTAAGATTATATAAAGAAGATTTAATATCAGCTGATGAGTTTATTATCTTATTTGAAGAAACACCAAGTAATATAAATACTAATAATTATCCTTATACTATAACTACTAGTACTCCTGATCCAAATTTTCATGTATATTATCCTAGTTCTTACAGTACTGGTACTAATCCTTTAAAAAATACGACTACTTATTCAAATAGCGATCCAAGAACAACTGTAAGTAATCATTTATATAAGGCTTTTTTTGATCCAGAGGCTCCAAAATTTGAAAAATAAAGATAAAAAAAAATTATTAATAAAGTTATTAAAAGAAGAAAAAATTTCAGATGACGAATTTTTATTATTGTTAGATGAAGAAGATAAACATAACTCTAAAAAGAAGAATATAATAAAACATAGCGATGGTTTTTATGAAACATAAGGAGAAAAAATGAAAGTATCAATTACTGGAGCGGGTGGATTTATTGGTGGACATCTTGTAAAGAGTTGTTTAGATTTAGGTTATGAAGTTAAAGCTTATGATAAAAAATCTAAAAATGAATGGTATCAAAGATTTAAAAAGGCTGATAATTATCACGGTAAAAAAGGAGATATGAATAATCCTCAAATTACTGATTCAGTAACTCAAGGCGTTAATATTATTTATAATCTTGCTGAGGACATGGGTGGAATTGGGTATTGTGAAAATAATCATCTAATGACTGGTTTATCAGGAAAGATTCATATTAATTTAATTGAAAGTATTTTAAAAAGTGGAAATAAGCCACATGTATTTTATTCTTCATCAGCTTGTGTTTATAATGATTTTCTTCAAAGTGATGATTCTAAGGATATTATGTTAAAAGAAGGAGACGCTTGGCCAGCACATCCAGATTTACTTTATGGTCTAAATAAACTATACTGTGAAGAACTTTATCGTTACTTAAATAAAGAATTTGGTGTTCCTGTTACAATTGCTCGTTTTCATAATGTATATGGTCCACATGGATCATGGAAAGATGGAAGAGAAAAAGCACCAGCAGCTTCAATTAGAAAAGTTTTAGAATATATTAATAATAAAAAAGATAACATAGAAATTTGGGGAGATGGAAATCAAAGAAGATCTTTTATGTATATAGAAGATGCTATTACTGGAATACATAAATTAGTGAATAATAAAATTCAAGGTCCAATTAATTTAGGTTCTAATCAAGGAGTTACAATTAAATATTTACATGATTTAGTTATGAAAATCTCTAAAACACAAATTACTGAATCTACTTATCAATATAAATTAGATGCTCCTCAAGGAGTTAAAAGTAGAAATAGTGATAATACTTTAATAAAAAAATTAATTGATTGGGAGCCTAGTGTTCCATTAGAAACAGGAATGAAAGAAACTTATAATTGGATTAAAAAACAATTTAATAAGGAAGATTAATGAAAACAGTAAAAAAAAATACATATGATGAAAAAAAACCAACTATTGTAGTTGGTTTTGGGTCACCGCTTAATTTAAGAAATGCATCTAAACATTCATATATTACTTATACTTATTGGTTAACTAAATTTAAAGATCGTTATAATTTAGCATTATTAACAGATTTTGAAAATCAAAATCACGTAACAAGACATGATGATTATTTGAATAATATTTTTGATATTTTAATAATGAATCAAAAAAAAGAAATACAAACTTGGCAAGGTTTTATTGATGAAAGTAAAAATGGATATACTGAATTAAAAAATTCTATTAATGCTGTTTCTTTTGTTGAAATATTTGGTATTATGACTTCAGCTTTTAAATTTCGTAAACCTAAAAATTTAAATAAAACAATAAAAGAAAATAAACTAATTAATTTTATTAGTGCTCAAAAAATGATTAGAAAATTTTTAAATCATTATGCTTTTGTTAGCACTATGAATATACCTTGGAATCATTTTCTTCATGATCCACAAGAAAGTAATCATAGTGATGTAGAATTAATGAATGGAGTAGATTATCGTAGATTTTTTATTTATGATTCTCAATTATTCAAAACTAAAGGTCATCCTTTTCTTAAAATTTATCATACAGATCATTTAGAAATTAATGAAGAGAAAAAATATGATTGGTGTATAGGTTTTACATGTCTAACTCCAGATAGAAAATATATACAAAAATTATATGATACTTTTTATTCTCTTCCTAATAGTAATGTTTTTCTTCAAGATAAATATAAAGAAATTTATACTAATATCACAAAAGAAGATTATATAAATTATTTAAAAAAATCAAAATATACTGTAATATTACCAGGATATGATAAAAAAGCTTTTTCACCTAGATTTATGGAGGCTTTAACTAGAGGAGTTATACCTTATATACATAATTCTGTTTATACAAAAGAAGGAATTATAGATCAAAATATTTTAAATGAATTATTAATAGATGATTCTTTTGATATTTCTAATAAATTAAAGGATGTAAATTTTTTACAAAAATTAATTGATAAATATGTTATTTCTTCAGAAAAAGAAATAAAATTATCTATAGAGGAAATATTATAATGAAACATGGCGTAATAATACCATTAATTGGTGGAATGGCAATAGGAGCTCATCGTGCTTTAGAAGAGGCTCCTAGTTGGGCTATTTCTTGGAATGATTTTAAAACTAATGAAGAAAATTTTAAACAATATTATAATGGTGTACCATTTAGAACACTTGATAATGAAAATATAGATAATCTTTCTTTAAAAGATGATTTATTTAAAAATACAATGATAGTTAGTGCTGTACCACCATGCGCTGGATTATCAAGATTAAATCCAACTATTGGTAATCATACTGCTAATGAAGAAAATGATTATAGTTCTAATAAATGGATGTATTTAGCGTCTTCATTGATTTTAAGAGATATTAGACCTAAGGTTATGATATTCGAAAATGCACCAGGATTAATGCAAAACTTTGGAAGGTGGGTAAGAGAACAAGCAATTAATATAGGAAAAAAATATGGTTACAGTACATCTTTTGTTTATACAGGTTCAACTTTACATGGTTTGCCACAGAATCGTAAAAGATCTTTTGCCTTTTTCTGGGATTCAGAACACGCTCCTAATTTTAATTGGTATAATAGAACACATAAAACTCCTAAAGACTATTTAGAGGGTGAATTTGCTAATTATAGTTCAACAGCAGAAAATTCTCTTTCTATTATGAAAGAACAACTTAAAGATAATGTTTATTATAAATATTATTTAGAAAAGTATGGAACAAATTGGCGAGATGTAATGAGTTCTAAGTCTAAAAAACAAAAAATAGTTTCTTTAGAATATTATTTATTTGAAATAGGTTTACAAGATGATTTTATCGAATTTTATAAAGATAAAAAAGAATATGAAAAAGAAATTAAGCATATTGAATGGGCTAAATATAAAATCTCAATAGGAAAAGGTTGGTGGAATTCTTCACCTCATTTTTATCGTAATGGAGAAGCTTATAATGCTATAACTATGAGAGCTCCTAACATGATTCATCCAAGTGAAGATCGTTATTTAACTCTTCGTGAACATATGTATTTAATGGGATTACCACACGATTTTAAATTACAGAATGAGTATTATAATGCTGTTTTTCAAAACGTTCCAGTTAATACAGCGACTGATTGGACATCTTTTGCTCGCGATTATGTAGAAGGAAAAACAACATCTAGTGGAAGTCAAGTTATCTATGGAGATAATTTTAAACAAAAACAGTGGACATAAATAAATATATAATTATAATGAAAAAAATAATAATTCTGATTTTACTATTTTCTTGTTCAATTTTTGGACAAGAAAAGTATTCTCGTGATAAATTTGGAGAAGGATGGAATACTGTTAGAGGATGTATTACTGTTAGAGAACATATTTTAATTGATAATTCAAAAGATATGGTAACTATGGACTCTAAAAAATGTAATATATTAAGTGGTAGATGGTATTCTATTTGGGAAAATAAATATTTTGATGAACCAGAAAGATTAGATGTGGATCATACAGTTCCATTAAAGTGGGCATATAAACATGGAGCTGATCAATGGACTGATAAACAAAGAAATGATTTCGCTAATAATTATTCAGATGAACATCATTTAGTTCTATTATCTGTTTATAGTAATCGTAGTAAAGGTTCTAAGGGTCCAGATAAGTGGATGCCTCCTTATAATCGCTGTTTATATGTAAAAACATTCATTAAAATAGTAAATAAATATGAATTAAAATTTGATTTAAATGAAAAAAATAAAATAAATGAGATAGAAAAAAAAGAGTGTCAGTAATTTTTTATAAGAAAAATATTTTTATATCATAAAAATATTTTTATATATCATAATAGTAGAGGAAAATATGTTAGAATTTAAAAAATATTTAAAAGAAGTTAAAAAAGATTATACTCCAGAAGAAATGTCTATTTTTAAAAATCAATTAGAAGAGTATAATAGAAATCTTTCTATACTTGAAAATCAAAAAAATAACATGTTAAAAAATATTACAAAACAAGAAGATGATATTTTAAAACAAAAAAGAAAGATAGAAGACATATTCAGTAAAGATTAAAATAATTTAAAAAAATTTTTTATTTTTTGGAGGAAAATGAAAGATAGTGGAGAAAGAAGATTTCCTTTCTGAGGGAGAACACATTATTGCTGATTTATGGGATTGTGAAAATAACATATTAAACGATCCTGAAAAAATACAAGAATTATTAAGAAACGCTTCAATATTTAGCGGTGCAACCCCTCTTAAATATATTGATCATAAATTTGAACCTCAAGGAGTTACAGGTATTTGGATTCTATCAGAATCTCATTGTAGCGTTCATACTTATCCTGAAATAGGTTATGGACATTTTGATATTTTTACATGTGGAAAAACATGTAAACCTTTTGATGGAATAGATTTTATTGTACAAGTATTAAGACCAAAAATAAAAAAAATATCTAGAATAAGTAGAGGTTTATTAGATGAATAAAAAAGCTTGGGGTTTATCTTGTGCTTTTGATTTTAATGGAGCAAATAAAGATAAAATCAGTAATCCTGAAATTGTTAAACAATATATTAAAGAATTATGTGATGAAATTAATATGAAAATGTATGGTGAAACTTGGATTGAAAAATTTGCCTCACATGATGAAAAACTATATGGAATTACTGTTTTACAAGCAATAGAAACCTCCTCAATCACTGCTCATTTTGCTGAAAACATTGGTGAAATTTATTTAGATGTATTTAGTTGTGCTGAATATGATCCTAACAAAGTTTTAGAATTTACTAATACTTTTTTTGAATGTAAAAAAGGAATTGTAATATCTAATTGTGATAGAGGAACATCATTTTAAAATGAACAATAAAGAATCAATCGAAAATCAAATAAATGAAATAATAATTTTAATTAAAGATTATAAAGATGATTCTTTAGTGATGAATTTTTTAAAATCATGGCAAGATAATTTATCTTTAATAAAAGATAAAATTAAAAAAAATGAATTATCAGAAAAAGATAGAAATGAAATCAAAGAAATTAGTTCTCAAGTTATTAATTCTTTGATTTTAAAATGGACTATTCCACATCAAAAATTAGAAACTCTATTAAATTTATTAACATATAAAAATAAAATTATTCAAGAAATAGAATATAATCAAAATAATAACGATGAAACATCTATAATAGAACAAATAAATAGTATAGTAAAAACTTTAAAAAAATATAATCATAATAAAATAGTAATAGAATTTATTGAATTTTGGGATGAAAATTCTACTTTAATAAAACAAAAAATAAAAAATAATCAATTATCTGTTGATGATATAAGAGAAATAAAAAATATTATTAATGAAGTTGTAGATTCTTTATCCTTTTATTTTACTATTCCACATGAAAAATTAGAAATTCTATTAAATATTTTAACTGTTAAAAATAAATTATATCGTTAAAAATCATCGTGTATTTGTCTCCACTGTTCTAAAGAAACAGGATCAACAGAATAACCTGCTATTAAATTTTTCATTTCTCTTTCTCTAGAAGGATCGGAGCTAAAAATATCATTAGAATAGTGTTTTTTTCTAATTAATTCTGCTTCTTGTTCTACTCTTTGCATAAAATCATCTCCATAGTCAGAAATGATTTGAGTATTAAAAAATATTTCTCTTAAAAAACAAAATTGCGCTAAAGACATAACTAAATCATCGTGATTACCTTGACTAGCACCTAATTTTCCATTATCTAAAAAAGCAAAAGTTCTAATTTCATTTATAGTTCTTATAGAATTAATTTTTATTTCTTTATTTGTTAATGCACCTTGTAAATTTGCTAACATGCTACCTTTATTTCCACTAGTAACAGGAAAACCTTCTACATAAGTACTTTTTGATCTTCTATGTAAATAAAAGTTTTCATATTTTAACGTTTCATAAAAATAAGAACAAAGAGGAGCACCTAAAGAGTTTCTTTCTATTGATAATTTAGCATTATTATAATACTCAGATAATGTTTTAATTATCATTTTAAAATCTTCTAAAGATACTTTATTAGAGTAAAATTCTGCTACTTGTTCAGAAGTTTCTAAATCAATAACATGAATAGCACTGTAATCACTACCAACGCCCGCAGATACGTCAGCAGTAATACCATATTCTTTTTTTTCTAAAGGATCTTTCCAGACCCAAAGACTTTTTATATAACCTATAGAAGGTTCAAAGTTTTCTTTAGCCTTTACTAATAAATCTATATTTTTAGCATATCCTTCTTCATCTACATCTTCTTGTTTTAAAAAATCTGTTCTTATTGGTTTAGTTGGAGTTAATTCAGCGATAACATATTCTGGAAAAAATGAATTATCCATAGATGAATTCATTCTTCCTTCTATTTCTACAGCATATTTTTTAGGTCCTAAAGTTTCTAACATGCTTTTTCGCCAATTTTTATCATTATATTCTGGAATATCATCTGTAAATACTGAAAGTATTTTAAAGTCCGATTCTCCATGTAATGAATTTTTATATAAACGTACATATTCATTATTATCACTTTCTACTAAAGGAAATGTTGAAATAATAAATAATTGAGATGGTAAAGACATATTAGAAAAAGGAGTTAAAAATCCCATAGAAAGAGATGGAACAGCTGCCGAAAGTATTTTATCTGCATTATTTAAAAAAGCAAACTCATCTAAAATAACAGAAGTAGAAGAACGTCCTCTAAGAGCGTCAGGAGTTCCAGGCAAAGCAGTAAATTTACTATTATTCTTAAATTTAATACTTGTTTTTGCGCCTTCTAAAAGAGGAGTTTTTAACCAATTAGGTAAATTATTATACATAAAAGTTACTCTGCTGAGAACGTCTGTTGATTCTCTTGAACCTAATGAAAGAATAAAAGAACTAGTGTTTCCGTAAAAGAGTGCTCTCCATAAAAAATAAGTAGAAACAAAAGTTGTAGCACCAATTTGACGAACTTTTTTTGAAATAAATCGAGTTCCAGTTAAAAATTTTACAGCTGCAATTTTTTGCCAATTATACATAGACTCTGACATAGATACTTTTCCTCTTGTAGGATGAGGAACGTATCCAAAAGCTCGAGTAAAAAATAAAAAAGCACTTTTTTCTTCTACGTTAGTACATTCTTTTACTACAGCTTTAACTGTATTAATGTTTGGATTTTCTAAATTACCTAATTGACGGAGTTTATAATCTATTTCTTCACACATTTTCTCAGATACTAATAAATCTGAGTTATATTTTTCTCTAAATAATTCTTCTTCCATTATTTAAAATCATCTATATTAATTGGTTTCATAATCATGCCTGCACCTTCTTTTGCAGCGTCAAGAGTCATTTTAGCTGTTAAAATTTTAGTTAATGTATTTATAGGATGTTCAAGAGCTTTAGAACTTTCAATTACTAGTTTCATTGAATCATTAGTTGCTTTTTCTAAAACTCCATCTTCACTAATAGTAGAATCCTCTTCATGATGATTCTCCATTAAACCTTTAAAGTAATTATGATTATCAACAGCTTTTTGACGAGTATCTTCAAAAATAGAGAGCGTTTTTTCAAGTAAATCAGCTAAACGATTTAATACAATTCCTATATCTGCTGTTTCATTCTTTTTAAGTTCTCTATCCATTATATTTCCTTTTTATATTTTTCGATTGGGTAAATCTTGTTCCATATCTTTAATGCTCCAATCATAAGCCCAATCATTATAAACTAAGATTGAACCTAATAATCGAAATGGAGAATTTTTAATAACACTTCGTCTAGAGATAAAACGATTAATTTTATCAACTTGATGAGTACTATTATTAACATTATAATCTGTAACAGTTAATTTTTTATTAAAATAATTAGAATTTAAATTATATTTAACTCCAGCATAAGTCCAAGACATTTTAATTATAAAAGGAAGAATCATTGTTCTATTATTTTGATCTTTTGGTTTTTTAATCATCTTAACAGTAATTTTTCTTTTTATAAAATTTAAAATTTTTAAAACATTTTGATTGTTTATTTGTAAAGTTTCTTTTTCAGTTTCAATGTCAGGAATACTTTTAATATCTTCTGAAGAAATGCTTTCTAAATCTTGTTCTTCATTTAAACCTAAGTCGCTATATCCGAATGAAATTGTAAATTCTTTAATATTTTTTAAAATTGAATAAGTTTTAATAAATTCTTGAATTGTTTGATTATCTTTTTTATCTTGATCTACTTCTTCTGTTTGATCTAAATTTTCATTTTCTTCAAAAATGATATTTAAAATTTGATATAAATTATATTTGGCCATAATTTATTTTTGGGTCTCTTGTTCTATTTGATTTATTATTTTTTTAACGCTTTGTATCTTTTTTAAGTTTGAAAAGAAAGCATGACATAAAGAAGGTGAAAAAGTATAAGTAGAAGCATACTCAATAAAATTCTTTTTAATGAATTTCTTACCATTATTAATTTTCCAATATTCAATAAATATTTTACTTAATTTTTCCATTTTAGATTTTCCTAAGAAAAAAGCATCTATTTCATCAAAGATATATTGCATCAAAAAGAAATTATCGTTATGTTCTAAATATGAAAAATCATTACTGTTAATAATTTTTTCAAATTCTAAATCACTCATACGATTACTTTTTTTAGATTGATTAATTGTATGCCAGGTTAAATTCTTTTTAACAACTGTTGTTATAAAATTAAAAATAGATCCTCGCTCTGGAATCCATTGCTGTTTAATAATACTTTTATAAACCTCAATTCTGCCAACTTGAAATAAATCTTCAGGATCACCAAAAGAATATAATTTAAATTTAGGAGAAAAAATAACACCATTAATGATTTTATCAACATATTTAGTGTAAAATTTTGACATTATTCTTTCTGCTTTCCTAGTCATGTTTTTTCCAACATCACTTTCTTGAAGGAATTGTAACATTAATTCCTCCATTTCTTGTCTTCCTTTTTTATCTATATACATATATATAATTACCCCAATTCTTGTTCAAAATAATCTAAGTAATCAAATGAATCTTTAGAGCCATATTTTTTCTTTATTATTTTAGTTAAATTATTAACAGTTGATTCAAATAAAGATATTGGTAATTCTAACAGTTCATTAAGACTTACTATTTTAAAAGATGCTATGCTTAATAAATTATCTAATAATTCTATTTTTTTATTACTAATTCCTGCAAAATATAAAGAACTTCTAAATGGATCACTCACTAAAACTTCTGATGATTGTTTACATTTTTTACAAGTATGATCAAAACAAGATTTTAATCCCCAATCTTCTTCTTTTTTTAATTGATTAAAAATCTCAGAACTATCATTTATTCCTATTTCTAATAAAGCTGATTCTAAAAAATCATTATCATATTCTTGATTATTATAATAAATTTTAATACATTGTGGTTTTAAAAAATTAACAATATTAGATAATATCTCTTCATTTCCAATATTATTTAATCCTGTAATGATATTATCTTTAAATAATCTTTTTCTAAATTCAAAAATAAAATTATTTGATTCAAATATTTTATTTTTAAAAACATCATTATCAGCATATTTTAATTCTAACTCGGAAGTATTTATTTCTATGGTTATCGAGTTATTACAATATAAACAAACATGAGGAATATTAATTACATTACTATTATTTAACATAGATAAAAATAAAAACCAAACATATTGAATATCTTTATAATAAAGATTTTCTGGACTTTCAATAGAAGAAAATTTTTTAATAATTGAAAACATTATGTCGTTTTCTGAATTAGATAAAAAATTAGTCCTCATTGCTAAAAGTAAAGAAACATTTGGTTCTCTTATATGAATAATAGGATCATAAGGTATACCATTAGAAGGTAGTAATATTGGTTTGTAATAATTAATCATTTATCATTTATTGAAGAAAACATCTTACCAAATAATTCATCCATAGGTATTTTTTTAACTGTACCCTTTATTCTACAAGATGGATTATTACATTTTTCAATTTTTAGATTAACATTTTCTCCATAAGATGATATATCTGTCAAAATTTCTGTGATTCTTTTTTTATCATCATTATCAATCCACTTAAAAATCTCTATCCATTCTTCTTGAGGAATATCAATTCCTTTTTCATCTCTTAAAAATACTGTTATAGAAGAAATAATTTCACTTACATCTTTATTATAAATAGAATTTTCATTTTTTATTTTTGGTAAATTAAAACACAATTGATAAGGTTTATCAAAACTTTCTAAAGTTAAATTAAAAGGAGTTTTACTTGATTCTAAACAGTTAATTTTTATGTCATCAATAAAGTCAATATTATTACGATATTTATCATTACAGTCTTCACAATTAATTAAATCATTAGCATTAATTTGTTTAACATAAGAAATATTTAAAATAAAAGCAAAAATATACATTTTATCTATTATTGGCATATCACTAATAGAAATATTACTTTTAATTGCTGTTTGAAAAATAGCGTTAATAGTTGAATTAAGAGTTGTAGAATCTTTAATTTGACTTAATTTAGACTCTTCCTCAGTATTCAATCTTCTAACAAAAATGTATCCTTCTGGAATAAAATTACTTCCTGAAATTAAACTACATTTTATAGGATCTGGTTCAAATCTTGATCTTTTTGGTTTTAAATCATTAGGAGAATTAGTGATATTATTATCACTTTTATTATTATTGACTTTATTATTATTTATTTTTTCATTAATAGATGTAGGTGTATTAATTGAAACTTTTTCTACATCTTTATTTAAAAGTTTTTCAAGTTCCTCAGGTGAAGGGTTTCTTATTGCCATATTTGCTCCTTATATATATTTATTATATAAAAAGCAAAATGTTTTTTTATATTTTTTTTATTTTTCCTGAAAAGTCTTGATTTCTTCTGAAATTAAAAATTTAATCTTAGTTTTATCAAAAACTTTATTTATTTTGTCACTATCATATTGAGATTCAAATATTGGTTCTAATTTGTCTAAATTAACTAATTCAAACATTTTTTTGTTATTATTAATTAATTCTTGATTTTCATTAAAAACATTAAATGATTTTTGCTTCATAATCCCAGTATTTATATATTCTACAATGTCTTTTTTTCTAAATCTAGGAATTCCTTTAACATTATCACTTCCATCACCTACAACACATTTATATAAAACAAAATTATCACGAGAAAACTTAAAACCATAATTTTTTTCAAATTCTTCTTCACCAATTAATTCCCCATCTAAGTCTGTTAATATCTTAACATTATCATTAATACATTGAAAAAGGTCTTTATCACGAGAATAAATAATTACATCTGAAAACTTTTTAGAAAGACTATAAATTAAATCGTCTCCCTCCATATCATTGACTTTATATTGTTTAATACCTAAACTATCAATAGCCTCTTGTACTAAATTGAAATCTTGATAAGGATTATTTTCTGGATCACGAACACGATTACTCTTATAATCAGAATTAATATCTTTTCTAAAAGATTTAGAATCCCAAGTTACATGAATATCTCTAGTATGAAACCTTTGATTCAATTTTAATATATCCTTAATAAATCCGAAAGTAGTTCCTGTCATATAATTTTCATTTTTAAAATTCTTAAAAATATAAAAATTTTTATGAAGGACATAATTCCCATCAATTATTATTGTTTTCATTTTTATTCTCTCCTTTCTTTATTCAGAATTTCTAATATATCATCTTTATAAAGACTAAATGCATCTAATAAATTTTGAAAAACTTCTTCAATTTTTTTATCTTTAACTTTCTCTTCACTAGAAAATTCTTTTTCAATCATTTTAGTTATAATAATAGTTAGGAAATGTTCTAATAAAACAAAATTAGTTACTGAAACGTCAACAACGTGACCAATTGATTCCCAAGATTTACTTTTAAAATCTTCAATTCTTGAAAGAAAATATTTTATATTTTCATCATATTTTTCTTGATTACCCTCAAGTCCTAGGGAATTATAATTTTCGTCCATATAAATATATTTATATTATATATTATAAAAATTATTAAAAGATGTCTAATCATAAAAATTAATAATAATCAACTTTTGACTAAACTTCAAAACATAAAAAATCTTTTTATAATTGTTTTTAGATACAATAAATTAATTGTATCATAAATATATATAAAAGAAGGTTTGTATGGATGATGATTTTTTAAATGCTTTTTTAAATGAATTGATTAGTGATTCAGATTTAATGAGATGTTGTGATCTACAAAACATGATAAATTTTTGTCGAGAAACTTATGATAATTGGAAAGAAATAAAATTAGAATATTCTATACAAATTAAAAAAGATACTGAGTTACAATTTGATGTAACTAGAATTAATTTAACTGAGAATGTTTTATTTTTAGAAAGTCATGAAGATGAAAAAATACTAACTTTAAAAGATTTAGAACAATTTTTAGATGATTTAAGAAGTTCTAAAGAAGATTGGGGAGATATATTAATCATGTGCGATCATGATATTGAAATTGATGGTGAAAATAATCAGTTTCCAATTTCAACATTTGTAGATGAAGAAGATTTTGTATTTTCTTTTATTTTATAAATTTAATTTTTAAATATTGAGAATAAATTGTAGGATTATTTCCATTTTTAATTATCTCTTCTAAGTGAGGAGGTAATTTTTCTTTTAATAAATTAGCGTAATCATATATATAAAGAAAAAGAGTTATATTATAATTGGGTAGAATGTTTTCAAACTCACTCAGATATAATAGAAGAAGTAATTAATGAATCTAAAATAGAATTAGCTGATGATGAAAAAGCAAAAACAATAAGAATAATAGAAAAACTAAAAAAAATTACATGTTACACTTCTTAATAAAGTAATAAAGGTAATTTTTAATTACCTTTATATGGATTTTTTTTAAAAATCAAATTCACTATATTTCACTAATTGAATTCCTTTCTTTTTTGCTTTAATTAATTTACTAGAATTATCATTGGGATCATCACATAAAAGAACTTTTACTGAATCATTAATAGAATCAACCCAAAAGTAATTCTGAGATTCATTGATTTTTTTAATTAATTCATTTCTAGTGAATGGTCCTTTACCAGTTGCGCAAACTCCAATTTTATTAGCTGAATTCATTTTTTCTTCCTCCGTAAAATTAATACACTTTACTAATGAATTAAATAATTCTAAATTAGCTGTATCACTTTTCCATTCAATTATTTTTTCACCAGTTACATATTCAAAATTTTTCCAATTTATAAAATCATTAACTGTAAAAATCCCTAATTTTTGAAACACTTTCTTTCCAACCATTGGAATTCCAAGTGAACTCAAAAAATCTAATTGAGACATATGAGATGTTCTTTTAATTTCATTAAGAATATTATAAATTTTCTTATCTCCTAAACCATGAATTCCAATAAGAGAATTATAATTTAATTTATATAAATCTTCTATTGAATTTAAAATTCCTTTTTCATGTAAAGTTCTAATTGTAGCACGAGAGAAAAACTCAATTCCAATTTTTTGTACCCAGAATAAAATTTGTTCAATTATTCTTTCACTACAATTAGGATTTTTACAATAAATATGTACTCCATCTAATTTTAGATCAGAAAAAGATCCACAAGAACATCTAACATTTTGTAATGGAATATATTCAACTATTTTCTTACAATCAGTAATTTTTGGAATTACATCGTTTGCTCTTTCTACAAATATAGAATCACCAATACTTAATTGTAAATCAACTATTTGCTTATAATTATTAAGTGTAGCACGAGTTATTTGAGCACCTCCAATATTGACTGGATCAAAAATACCTACTGGAACTAAACGACCATGTCTAGAAGTATTCCATTCGATATTTTTTAAAGTTGTCCAAGCACCCTGAGATGGAAATTTCCATGCTATACTCCATTGTGGATGATGCTCATTATCATCTTCTAAAGATCTTTGAATAGAAATATTATTAATTATTATTACAATTCCATCAATTTCATATTCAACTTCTTCTCTCCAATTAATAGCATCTTCTAAATATTTTTTAAGTTCACTATAATCATTACAAAGAACTGTATTTAAAGAATCAAATCCAAAATCTTTTAGAGTCTTTAATTTTTCAGTTTCAAATCCAGATTCAAAAATTTCTCCTTCTAGACCATAAGTAATAAAAGAAAGATATTTAGCCTCATTTAACATATCTTTACGATTAATAATACCACTGGCTAAATTTCTAAGAGGTGAATTTGGATAAATAGTTGTAAGATGAGAGTCTTTTTTAATTACAAATTCTCCTCTTATATATAATGTACTTTTTTCTGGTATTTCAGAAGGAATATTAATATAAGGAATAAGATGCGAAACGTCTTGCCCTTCTAATCCATCTCCTCTCGTTGCTAAATAAACGATTTTACCATTTTCATATTTAGCACTTCCAGAAAGTCCATCAATTTTATGCATTACTGTTAAATTAGTATTTAGAGTTATTTTATTTCTTTGATACCACAATCTAAAATCATTTTCACTATTTGCTTTTTGTAAAGATCTCATTCGATAATAGTGTTGAACTTTTTTGGAATGTGGAGAAGAAATCCCAACCATATTAAAATACTTACTTTTAGGATTTAAAATTCTTAATTTATTTTCTAAAAAGTCAAAATCAGAATCAGTCATAAAAGGTTCGCCATTATAATAAGAATCTTTAGCAGCGACTAATTGTTCTATTATTTCTTGCTCAGTCATATTTTCTTTCTCCTATTATATATATTAATTAAATATCGAAAAGATGTATAAACATAAAATATTTTAAATTATATAATTAGATACTCATAAAAATAAATTATATGAAGTATATTAAAAAATTACATTTAAATTTTAATTCATTTCAATCTATGCAAGATGAATTAAAAAAAATAGAAATTGATTATATATCACTTTCTGATGTTAAATTCAATAAAAATAAAAAACCAGATGAAATTATAGAAGAATATAATAATTATATTACAGAACTTCCTAATATTAAAAATATAGACGATCAACTTTCCAGAAATTTAAATTATATTTTTGATGATATAATAAAAAGAATAATAGATAATCTTGAAGAATATTCACTTCAATATATTAAAAAAATTATCATACCAGAATCTAAATACTCAGTTTCTTTTTTAATTCAATTAGCAAAAAAACACAAAGATGAAAGTCTTGAAAAAAGATTAGAAATACATCAAAAAATCAAAAAAGATTTTAAGGAATATTATGAAACTTTATTTGATAAAAATAAAAGTTATTTATTTGATTATATTCATATAATAAAAATTGATGATAAAGAAATTGAGGATTTTTTAATTAAAAAAAATGATTTACATGGATTAGTCTCATATTATATGATGTTTAATAAACCTAGATCTAATGAATTAGAAAAAAAATTATTAAATGGATTAGTTGAAAATAATGAAATAAAAATTCATGAATTAGAATTATGTACATTATATTGTTTTAACACAATTAAAAATTATTGGTCAGAATTTGAAAAAAAATTAATTGATACTAATATTAGTAATGTTTTTTGTTTACATCTCATTGGTAAATATTTAGTTACATATAATAGAAAAATAGATATTTTAATTGAAAAAATATTAAATATTAAATATGATCAATATGATATTTGGAATAAATTAGATTTTTTTCAAACGATCAGAAATTTAATGAGTCAAAAACTAATTTCTCAATTAGAAGAATTCGTTTTAAATCAAAAACAACATTTTCAATCAATGTTTGTAAAATATAGTAAATATTTCTTAAAAAAAAGATGGATTGAACACGAAGATAAATTATTTGATTATAACAATTATGATACTTCAAAAGTTGATCATTTTCAAACTCTGATTGATTATATTAAATTTTTTAAAATTAGAAATATTGAATTAGATCAAAGATTTATTAATGTTTTTAAAAAGAGTTATAAATTAGCATATAATTTTTGTTTTGCGCTTAAAAAAGCTATTCCAGAATTAGAACCAACTATCGCAAAAAGTTATTCAGCTAGTTTTAATTACGCAACAAAAGTTTTAAACTCTCGTTTTCCATTAGGAGAAAAGAAAATTTTAAAGAGTAGAAAGGCTCAAAAATACTTAGATAAATTTAATATTTAGGTTTATACATCTATTTAATTTTAGTATATTATAAATTAATAGGAGAAATTAAATATGACAAAAGATCAAATTTTAGAATTTATTGAAGATAAAAGTAAAAACTTTCAAGTGAAATTTATTAAAAGTGATGGAACTGAGAGAATCATGAATTTCACTCGAAATACAGATTTAATAGATGATTTTCACTTAACACCTAAAGGAACTGGGATCATTAATAATCCAGATATTCTTAAAGTTGTTGAATTATGTGAAGATGGAAAAACTCAATGGAGATCATTTAGATTCGATTCTGTAATTTCTATTGAAGAATATAATCCTTAACTACCTGATCCAAAAAGTTTATTAAGGAAATCAATTCCTTTTTCTTCATTACTTAATTTCAAATCATTAAAGAGGTCCTTAGCGTCCTCTTGAAATTCTTTTGCTGCTTCATTATAATATCCAGATAAGTCGAATTCACCGCTGTCTGGATCTACATATCCAGCACCTAATAATCCGCCCAAAATTATTTGTCGTTTATCTTCATTTGGAAATCCAGTTGCATTTTGTAATTGATTAATAATATCAGCAACACCATTACCAGTTTTTATTGTTAGATATGAAATATTTATTTTAGTAAGAGCATCTATAAAATCTATAATAGAATCAATAGCATAAATAAACCCTTCTATATCTTCAATATAATCTTCTATTGGAGCAATTAATAATTCAAATTCATCTGATAAGGAAAAAGTACTTTCATTTTCATTAAATTTCTTTAAATTTTGTAATAAACCTTTTGCTGCAGAAAAAATAAATGGAAATACAGAACCAACTGTAATTCCATAAAAATCAGGATACTTACTACGATATCCAGAAAAAAATCCACCTCTTTCATTTAAAGCATCATCAACTATTAAACTATCCCACCAACTTTCATATTGAGTAACAAGTCTTTCTTTAAAATCACCTAACTCAGTTATTGTATCATCATCATCACTATTAATTTCATCTCTATCATTAAATTTTTTTGTTACTTCTTTTATGTATAAATAACCTTCCAAAAAATTAATAATTTTAGTAATATAACCTTCATAATAAGATTGTTGTTGTATTATATCTAGATTCAATCTCTCAACTTCTGCATTTGTTTTTTTAAAATCTTCATTAAATTTTGTTTGAGCATCTTGAAAATTTTTATAAACTTCAATTAAATTATTATATTCAGTTTGATATGGTGGTCTAGAGGATTGAAAATATTTATCATCTAATAAAGTTTTTAAATATTTAATTCTCGGTATTTTATTGGTTTTAAATTCTTCATATTCTTTTTTATGTTTTTCCCATTTTTGTTCATAAGTAGTACCATTTTTATCAACTTTAACATTCCAAAAATTGGTTAAAAAATCGTTTACATTCTTTTCAATTTTTGTATTATTTGCAATTCTATCGTTTTCTAAATTTTGATTTCTTTCTTTCCAACTCTTTTCTTTGTTTATTTTAAGAGTAAATCTAGTTAATTTTTCTATAGGCTTTAAAATATTTAAAAGTCCTTGAGCAAAACCAGTAATTCCACTTGTTAAATCTTCAAATGCTGGAAGATTTATTGCAATTACTACTACTGAACTTTGACTTCCTACTCCCCATTTAGGAGCACCAGGTCTAAATGTTCTTCTATTAATACTTATTTCTGATCTATTAGTTTGCTTTGTTTTAGTTTTATCATTTGGATCTTTTGGATTCTTTTTTTGTATATTTAATGATAATCCTAATTCAGGTAAATCATAAGGATCAGATAATCCATCAATGATAACTTGCATAAACTCTTCATAAGTAGTACTTCTAAAAGGAAGAAAGAAAAGGTTATTTTCTATTAAATCTGCACTTATTTTTGATCTATTCTGTGATAATTCTACATTTAAATCATCTAATACCATTTGAGAATTAGAAACAGATAAATTAAAAACGTCTTGTAAAAAACCATTATTTATTTCTGCGCTTTCATCTTCTTGATATGGTGATCTCATAGTATCTTGAATATATTTATCAAAAAATCTAAGTCCTCCTAAATTAGATTCTCTTGAACTTACAAAATTTAAAGCATAATATTCTATTACTGGTAACCAATAAAAACCAGTACTAGCGATGTTATCAACTATTTTAGTTAATTGTTTTATTATTTGATCTAATAAAGTTCCTAAAATATCTTCTCCTAATTCAATTAATTGATCTAATATTGATATAAAAGATTTGATAGCCTCTAATATTGATTTTACTTTATTTAACTGTGTTTTAATTTTACTTAAAGTATTTTTAAATTTAGCCAATTCTTTAAGATTAAAAACATCACTTGGTATACCTTGTCTCCAAGTCACTTCTTTAGTAAAATCTTTATCAGGAGGTTTTTGTAAAAAATTACTTCTAGGATCTTTTTTTATAATTTCTTCAAAAGTAAGGTTAGAAATAGTTTCATCTAATAAATCTCGAAAATATCTTTTGACTGAAAATGGAATATTTACTCCAGTATTAAAAAAATCCTCGTCTTCATTAAATGCTTCTGGAACAAATAATCTTGCAAAAGCATATGAATTTAAAATTGAAAAAATTCTTTTTAAAAGAGTAATAAAAGAATCATAATATTTTTTTTCATATCCACTATCAATATAAGTAACAGGATCTACACCAGAATAACTATTAGAAATAGAACTTCCAAATAAAAATTTTAAATCATTGTTAACATTAGTAAAAGTATAAGTTATTTTACTTCCTAAATAAAATGGTTCAGATGTAAATTTTATTTTATATGGTGAACTTCCAGAAAAAGAAAAAACTAAAAAATTATTATTAATAAAATTTGAATCTAAATATAAATGATTAATTAAATTTAAAGGATTAGTATATGTAATGCTATTTTGTAAAAATGTAGTTATTCCAATATAAAAATTTTTAAATTGAATATTTAAAAAATCACTAGAATTAGAATTAACTTTTATTTTTAATCTATAATATCTAGTTGTTGTTGTACTAAAGTTTCCAGAAAAATTATTATCTCTATTAAGATTTTCTAATAATTGCCAAGTTTTTATTGCTGTTAATGCTTCTATTCCATTATTTAATGCATATATTTCAATTTGAATATCTTCTATTTTAAAAGTATTTGATTTTATATTGTAAGTAAAACTAAAATTTAATGTTTTTCCAGTATCGTTTTGATTAATTATGAAATCATTATAAATATAAGAATTTTGTAAATTAGAATTATTTTTATTAAAATTAAAACCTAATAATTGATTATCATAATCAAAAGATATTTTTGGATTAACAGAAAAACTAGTTAAAGATGTTTGTCCTACTAACCATTCTAAATTAGAATTTATATTTATAAAAGAAAAGTTTTTAACGTTTATATTTTCAAAAACATTAGAATAAAAACCAATCTTAGTATCATTTACATTACTTAATGTAAATAAATTGTTATTATTTCTATTATATAAATTATAATCTTCTAAAAAACTTTTAACTGTTTTATAAGTTCTAGTTGTTTCAGAAAAATCTTCAGTTCCTATATAAATTTCACTTAATTTAATATTAATATCTACTGATTGTTGATCATTTATTTGAATTAAAAAAAGATAACTAGTTGATTCATTTGGAATAAAATCAAAACTAGCTGAATATATATTATTTACTGTAGTATTATTTATATCAATTGAAAAACTTTTTATTAATGTATTATTTGAACTTTTTACTATTTTAAAAGTTAAATCAGATGTTGAAAAACTACTATTAAAAATTTGATATTTGAATTTAACATTTAAAGTTAAATTAATTTGATTAGGTTTAATAAAAAAATCAGCATATATTTTTCCACCTAAGACATTACTTAATTTTTTTAAAATAGTAAAATTTAAATTTGGATTGTTACTTTTTGTAACTGATATTAAAGGATTATTAATAGTATTATTAAGTATTGAAGAATTATTATTAAACCAATTTAAGTTATTGTTAACATTTATAAATTCAATAGATTCTATTAAATTATTATTTAATAATTCAGTATAAAAAGATAAAATGTTTATATTTTTTTTATTTAAATAAAATTGTGATGATGTTATTGTATTATAATTATATAAATTATAATCATTTAAAAAATCATCTATGTTAGTATAAGGTAAAGTGGTTGAATTTAAAGATGTTATTCCAACATAAAAATTTTTAAATTTAATTTTTAAATTTTTATTATCTTTTTTATTAAAATTAATTAAAATTCTATAACTAGTGTAATTTTTAGCTTTAAAAGTAAAATGAGCTGAATATTGAGTGTCTAATTGTAATTGATTAGAAGGTAATGAATAAGAATAAACTGATTCTACATCGTTAATATCTTCTGAAACTAATGATATGATTTTAAAAGAAATTTCATCTTGAGATAAAACATCTCCACTACTTGAAATATAATAATCAAAATCGAAATTAATATCTAAGTTTTTTTCATTATTTTTTAAATAAAAAATATTAGAAAAGCCAACATTACCAGAACAAGTAGAAGATTTATCAATTAACATCTCTCCAGATTGATCAACAGTTAATGATATATTTTGAGAAGTACCTTGATAAATTCCTATTCCATTATTAAAACTAATATCATCATAATAAGGTTGCCAATAAATTTTTGAATTAGGAGAATTAACGCTTTGAGGTAAAAATCTATTAGTATTAAAAATAGTGTCATCTAATTTAAATAAATAATTTGAACTATTATTAGAATTTTTATAATTTATTTTTAATGTAAAAAGATCTATATTGTTTTTATTGATATAAAATGATTGAAAAGGCACTTCAAAAGCAGTGTTATTAAATTCTGAATTAATTATTGAAAAACTTTTTGAAAATAAATTTGTATTAAAAATATTTGATGATAAAATGTAATTTTGATTAATAGTTGGATTTTTTTGAGAATTAACGTATTCTAGTTTAGAATTAAATAAAATAATGTTATTATTATCTACCTTATTAAAAGTAATTCCATTAGCAGGAAAAGTTGTTTCAAAAGTTTTAATTCTTGATAAATTTATATATTTTAAAGAAAAATTATTTTTTAATGTTTCTATTTTTAAATAATTATTTTCAAAAAGATTATCTTTTAATTTAAAATCAGCTGTTTTAATTATTGCGCTTCCAGATGTAATAGTAAGAGAAAATAAATTTACATCGCTATTATTACTATTTCTAGTTAAATTAACTCCAGTTGCTGGAAAATCAGTTTCATTAATTATTCCTTGACCAATAGTTGGAAATGTAAATGTTTTAATGTTTTCTGATATTCCATTATAAGGATCTAAAGTTAATATTTTATTACTATTATTCGTAGATATAGATGCTATTTTACTTCTAGTAAAAGCATTTCGTGAATTATAGTATGTTACATAATTATTTTGCCAATTACTAGTAGATATATTACTATTATCTAACTTAATTTGTTTATTAATTGAACTATGTTCAGAAGCTTCAAAAGAATAATTTGTAGCACTATTTTCTTTAGATGTAAAAATATTTCTTTCTGAACTTAAAACATTATCAAGACTAGATGAAATACTATTTCTAATCATAAAAGTTCTTTTATTCGTAATTATTGCATTTAAAACTAATGTATGAACGTTATTAAATAATGTTTTCCATGACTCAGAATTATTATAAGCAACAGGACTTTCAACATTTATTCTACTTGCTAATGTAATAGATTGGCTAAGAGCTTGATTCGGTGAAAAACCAGAATTTTTTTGTTCATCTATTGTTTCTCTTAAAATATTTTGTACATTATTATAATCAATTATTGTACTTACAATATCAAAAGGTTGAAAATATTTTCTATAAGTTTCTAATCCTACTATCAACGATCCCCAAAGTGCTTCTAATGAATTTTTATTATTAATTAAAAATAATTCTTGGTCACTATTTAAAAAATCATTTAATGCACTTTCTATTGAACTAATATATTGTCTATAAATAAATTTATTTTGTTCATCATCAGGAATAGTGACTAATAATGCAATTTTTTCGGGTGTTGGAAGATTAATAATTAATTGAGAATTAAAAATATCATTGAATTTTATATTTACTCCAACTCCAACATTAATTTTATTTGAAATGTATTGTTGAAATAATCTTAAAGTATTTTGATTTATTACATCAATTTTAGTACAAAAATTAACGGGTGGAAAAGATAATGCTGAATTTTCTCTAACTATATTAACGCTATAATATAATAAATTCCAAATTTTATTTACAGCAAGAATACCACTTAAATCAGATGTAACTAAATAAAATTTAGATGATAATTCAGAGTAAGTTTTTCTAGATATTTCTTGTGGAGTCATTATCTTTTTCCTGTTGTAATTTACTCATTCTTTTTAAATGAATTAAATGAGGTAAATCTTGTTTTAATTGAGTGAGTTCATCTATTTTATCTTCTAATTTATTTTCTAAAACTATTTTCATTTTGTTTAAAAAACCTTTAAGTTCAATTAAATTATTTTCATCAATAATTTTTTTAAATTTCAATTCTTCTTTTGATTCGTTTGTTTCTTTTGATTCACTCATTTTTTGTTCCTAAAAAGAGATAATTGTTCTATTAATTCATCTATTTTATTTTTTAAAAAAGAATTATAACACTCTTCACAAAAAAATTTTTCAATAAAAATTTCTTGATCTAAAGTAACTGATACTAATTTTCCTCGCAATTCTTGATCTTCAGTTAAAATATCATCATATTCTATAAAAGAATCTTTTTCATAAATAAAAGATTTTTTTTTAATTATTATTGGATTATCATCTTTATCATATATTGTTTTAATTTTAGGTCTTAATTTAGCTTCTTTATCACAACATAAACATTTCATATTTTTATTCCTTTATTATATTTCATATTATAGGAGTCGGTCCTATTGTTAATACTGGAAAAGGCGAAGTTATAGAAGGACCTTTGTGAGTTGTTTTTACAGTTTTTGTTCCATTATCCATAGAATTAGATAAAATTTCAGCCGCATCACTAGCACTAACTCCAGGACTTAATCCACTAGTTATTGTTGTAGATATTGATGTTACTGTTGGAGGAGTTATTGTTATAGTTTGAGTTGATATTGTTGGTGGTATACCAGTTAAAATTGGAAAAGCTGAAGAATTCCAATAAGATATACAAGCTGATTCTATCGCTGAACCATAATTTGAAAGAATAGGAGTAGGAATATTAATTAAACTTAAAAAAGTTGAGGCAAAAGAAGTTTTACCAGTAGTTATTAATTTTGCTGCGTATGCTGTTTCTGCTTGTTTACAGTAAGTATCATAAGCATCAGCCAATTCGTCAGCATGATCACTCATCGTTTTATTTGGAGATGGAGTTGTAAATATTATTAATAAACTATTTTTTAAAATACTTTTATTTAATGCCATATCAAGTTCCAGGTGTTGGAGAAGATACTGGTCCAGGTACTGCTGTTGGATGTTTATGAGTAGAAAGACCAACTGTTTGCGGTGATTTAGAGACTGAATCTCCTAATATAGTAGCCTTAGCAAAAATATCACTACTACTGTAAATTTCATTATCAACTATTAATTTACCAGTAATAGTTACTTCTCCATCTAGAGTTATTCTTCCTCCTAATGCTTTAGATGCTGAAGTAAGAATTAATTTACCACTTGCTATTTCAAGACTAGCAGAAGCTCCTGTAAAAGTTGAATTATTTTCAAATTTTATTGAGATAGTTTTTTGAGTAAAAGTAGAATCACCAAAAATACCTTTAACTTTTAATTCTGCAGTACTATCTTCTAATAAAAATTCAGTTTGTAATCCTGGAAAATTTCCAACTTTAATATCTAGCGTTCCTCCTCCTAATTTTAAAGAGTCAGGAAGAGCAGTTCCTATTTTTACTTCTAATGCACTTTGTGTAAGAGAAAATTGAGATAAATATAAAGGTCCAATTCCAATTTTAAAATATACTTCTGCACCTAAACTATTCATTAAATTTACTTTAAAATCACCAGTTCCTAATCTAATTGCATAATTACCAGTTAACATATTCCATTCAACTGTATCATCAACTCCTTTAACTTTAGAACCGCCACTGAATTTATATGTACTAAAAATATTTAAATATTCAACTCCTATTTGTCGATGTAATCCTTTTGAAATTAAAAAATGCGGTTTCTCGCTGTTTCCTTCAGTAAAAGAAAATTTTTGTCCCTGAAAATAAATAGGTCCACTAGAGGCAATACTATAAAATCCATTAGGATTATTAAATAATGTTTTATCATCTTTTATTGAAAATCCTCCTCCATCACGATTTAATCTTAAAATAAATTCAGAATTACTAAATCCAAGAGAAACGTCATTATTAACTTTAAATTCAAAAGATGTAGAATCAAATTTTAAATTTGAATTACCAGCATACATTAAAAATTTATCATTAAATCCAAATTCTGCAAAACCAGTTTTTTGTCCTGAACTAGTTGATAATTGTAATTGACCAGAAGTAGGAGGTAAAACTTTTCTTTGAATGTTTTTATCGTAAATTTGTCCAATAATAATTACTTGATTATAATCACCATCTTTAATTAGACAAACAACCCTACTTCCTACAATATATGTATATGAATTATATCCAAAAGAAAAAATTGGAATACCGGTCGTGAATTCTTTTTCATTATGAAAATTCTCAATAAAAACATTATAAGATAAGAACTCACCTTGAGATGTATTAGTTTTTAATATTAATCCTATTTCTATTGATGAATTACTTGAAAAAGAATTTCTTTGAAAATCTACCATTTTTTATATTATATAGTAATTTTTAAAAATTATCATAATCATAAGGAACATAATCACTATCAATGCCAATAAAATTTAAACCTCTATTATCTAAATAATATATTTCTCTATTTGGATAATAATCTTTAAAACTATAAAGATTATTTATTTCATCTAATACCCAACTTAATGTTGGATCCTCAAATAAACGATAAGCAACTTTATCTGGACGATACTTCTCAGTTTGTAAAATATTTGTTTTAAATAAATATTTTTGTAATGGCATTTTAGGAGTATAACATATAGAACGATATGAGATAGTTCTTCTATTAATATCTAAATCATTTACTATTGTTCCATAATCAAAAAGATTGTTCATAAATTAGTATTCCTTTTAAATTTTCGATATGCATAAACCTTTCTTGGAAAATTAGTAAGGCCAGTTGTAAAATCTTTATCTAAAGCTTGATTTAAAATTGAATCACTACCTATTGCTTGATAAAGTGGAAAAGAAGAGGAACACTCAAGAGTCACTGTTCTTCTCATTGGAGTTAAATCCCTAGTACTATAAGGAGTCATGTGTTGAATGTTAACACTAGTTATTATTATAGGAAAATCAATAAAAATAGCTCCAATATTTAGTAAACAATATCTAGGAGGAGAATATTTACCATCATATTGAGGATAAACTAATGATTCTAATTTAGCACTAATTCGACTAATCTGCTCAATCGTCCAAGGACTTTGAACTGGGCCAAGTATTTCTGAACCAGGAAAAGGAGTAGGTGAAATTCTATCAGTTGCATCTGCGAAATAAACTAAATTTAAAGTAAATTTTATATCACTACTATTATTATAAGTTTTTAAAGGTTCAAATCTACCTAAAATTTGTGTTTCATCATAATTAGCTGTTTTTTGTAAATTTGGTAATTCAGCATTTTCTCCTAAATATTGAAAAGGAATATGTGTTTTTCTTAATCCATAAGCTGTTCCTCTCAATCTACGGTCTTGCATTATCAAACCAAATTTCCAAGCATTCATCGGCTGATAACGATATCTACCTGGTTGATGACCTTTAAAAAAAATTCTCATGTTTTGATTTCTTGATGCCATTATATTATTCCTTTAATTATTGTGCTATTTTTGAAAATCCACCACTAATATTTATCTTTAAATTATTAGTACTGTTACTAATATATTGTCCTATATCTTCACTAGTTTTTTTATTTTGATCAATCATTGTTTGATTTTGCTCAATATTTTTTTTAGAATATTGATTGTTTTTTTCACCATGTCTTACTAATTCATTTAGTTTAGTTATCATTTCAGTTTGTTTTCCTATTAACATATTTTCAGATAATAACTGTGCACTTTTAACTTGATCTTCACTTAAACCAGCATTTTTTAATGATGCTAGATATACAGCTTGATCACTCTTGAGAGTTTTCATAATACTGTCTTCAAACATTCGAACTCTTTCCTCTGCCGTCCCAAAAGTTCCCTGCTCTTTTTCTAATTTTTTAAAATCACTAATTATTACATCTAGATTTGCTTTTTTTAATGATTCCTCAAAATATCTATTAGCTTGATTTACTTTACCAGAAGATACGTCACTTGTATCTGATACTTTATATAATCCACTTAGAAAAAAACTCTTCGATAATCTCATCATTATACCATCTAACATCATATTTATAGAATTACTAACTTGTTTTCCAACAATATCCATTCTATCTAAATTAAATGCATTAAATATATTAGTCATTCCATTAGCAATTCCATCTTTTATTTTAGATAAATTATCATCTATTTGTTTATTAATTCCTGCTCTTTGAAGATCTAAACTTGCACCATATTTTCTCATAATAGCTTCACCTCCAAGTGCTAAACCTAAACTCATTAATCCGCCAACAACTAAAGATGTTCCGCCACTTGGAAGAGCCGCTGCTAAAGATCCAGCTAATACTCCACCTAATAATCCTCCACTTAATGCTCCAACAGCACCTAATTGTTCTTCTTGAGTATCAGCTGAAACTATTCTATAAGCATCATATCCCATTGCTAATGGTCGAACAAATTTCAAGCCACTACCAGCTCCTCCTTTTATAAGTTCTCCTTTACTATACATCCCAGTTCTAGCAAGTTCTTGCATTAATTTTGCTTCAGCAGATATATTTTTAAGTCCTTGTACACCAAATCCACCAAATGCACTTGGTAAAGCATAAGTAGAAGCTCGAAATCCAAATGAAGAGGCTAAATCACCTTTATGCATCTCTCCTAATGGTACTTTAGTATCATCATTTCCACTTATTTTCTCATATATACTTTTTGTTAAATAACCACCACCAAGTGCTAATCCAATTCCTCCTAATACTCTAGTTCCTAAACCTAACATACTAAGTAAATTACCACCACCTTTCATAGGTGTGCCTCTAATTGCTCCTGCTAGTTCATCTACTGTAGCATCGATAACTCGTTTTTGTCCAGGAACAAAAAATCCTTTAATTTTATTAAAAGAATCTCCTAAAAAATTTAATCCTTTCCATGCTAATACTAAAAGATAAATTTTTGTTAAATATCCTAAAATATTACTTACTATTAAAAATAATTTTTGCGCTGGAGTTTCATTTCCAGTTTCACCTTCTCTTGTATTCATAAAAGGTAATTTATTAAGTAAAAATTCTAATATTTTTGGAAATGCTTGTACAAAAGGAGCAACAAATCTTTCTACAAAATCACTAAATAGTGGAACTAATTCATTAAAGCCATCAGTAAGAACTTTTAATATTGGAACCATAGCTTCAAAAATACGACCAATTGTAACCGCAATAGTTGGTAAAATACTAATAAAATCGCTTAGTGCTCCATCAGATAAAAATTTCATAATAGGTGCTAAAACTTTTAATTTTAAACCCATCATCATATCATCAAATTTAGCAGCCTCAGCCGCCATTCTTTTTTTCTTTTCTTCTAGTGCTTCGTTAGCCTTATTTTTAGCTTCGTATTCAGTAATCATCTGTTGAATTTCAGCTTGAGTTTTACCTGCCATGTTTCTAACGATTTGCATATCTAAACCAATAGTTTTAGCAAATTGTAATCTAGCAAATGGATTTTGAATATTAGCAATTTCACTTGCAACTCTAGGTAAATTCTCCATTGTTTTTTGTAATAATTTCTGTTGACCATCAGCGTCATTTAAATAATCAGCATATTCAGAAGCATTAATACCCATTTTAGCAAATAAGAAAGCATTTTTTTCAAAATTTTCTGGATCAACAATACCTTCAATAAATCCACCAGCTTTTTCAGCGCTAATACCCATTGATTGAAAAACTTTCATTGATCCACCAACTGCTTTAGTTAATGATTGAATTGATTCAGTAGTTGGTTTACCAGCAATAAAACCTGTTGTTTGTAAAATTTTATTAACACTTTGCATTGCTTTTTCTAATTGAGCACCTCTTAAATTAGTACCAATTAAAGCTGATGTAATGTTTTCTAATCCTTCTGTTGGAATACCATAATTAAAAGCTAATTCTCCAGTAAAACCAGCCCAAGTACTTGCTGCGATACCAGTTGCTGCTTGTAAATTACCACTTAAAATACCTATTGATTTTAATTCAGAATTAACAATAATACCTTGATCAGCTAATGTCTTTAAAATTCCTGTAGCAGTTCCACTAGCAACTGCGCTTCCTCCAGCAACTTCATATACTAAACTTACAGCTTTAGATGCATCACCACTAGAATCACTTAATGCTGCTAATTCATGTCTCATCTGTTGAAAATATTTCATTAATTCAAAAGATTCTTTCATTGCTTGACCAGCACCAAAAAACTTTAATGGATTAAAAGAAAATGAATTCATAAATTCCATAGCAAATGGTTTTAATTGATTAGCTTCTAAAGTTAATTGAACCCCAAGATTATGAATCCTATCTAATGTTTTTATAATTGAGTTAGCAATAGTATTTTCTATTTCTCTAATTTTTTTTATTTGTTTTTCAAATTCTTTATCATAATCATTGCTGACTGTTCCTTTAATCTGTTCAGAAAAGCCTCGCATAGAATTTGTTGATTTTTTAATATCGTTATCTGTGCTTCTATAAATTCTTCTAAGTTCAGCACCTTTATCAATAAATCCTTTAACTCCAGAATTTAAATCTTGATATTCTTTATTTAATTGTTTTACTGATTCAGAACTTTTATTTTCTAATTTATTTTGTTGTGATAATAATATGTTTTTTCTTTTAAATGAATTAGAAAGTATATTAACATTATCTGATAAATTTTTTGCTTGTTTAGCTACTTTATCTAAATTAGATTTAATTTCAAAACTTATTTGATCTTTTGCCAATTATTATTACCCATTTTTAATTTTTCCTTTATCTCCACGATATGATTCTAATACATATTGTAAAGATAAAGTTGTAAAAAAATTACCTTTTTCTATTTCATGTTTCATTTTAACAATTCTATAAATACCAGATAAAAATTCATTTAAAGTACCATCAAAATTATTAACTTTAATTAATATAAAACCTATTGGAAGAAAATCAAAAGTAAATGCAGGTTCTCCTAATATTTTTAATTCAGCATCAAAATTACCAGCAGATTGCGCTAATTCTAAATTATAACGATTAGATAAATCTTGATAATTATAAAATTCAGAAGAAAAATTATCGCTAGGTAAAGCATTTAAAGATTTTTTAAAAATAGTATTTAATTTATCAAAATGATATCCATATGCTATTTTTTTTCTTTTTTGTTCTATTTCATTTTTTAAATTTTCGAATCTTGTAACTATTTCTTTATAATCATCAGAATTAAAATCTTTTTTTTGTTTTTGTGTTAATTTTGATATAGTATGTTTAGTTATATATTCATTAATCAATTTTAAATTTTCAGAATTAACAGTTGCACTTGTAAAATCATTTATTTGATAATATCCTTCAGTGTTAAGTGTTATTTTTAATGTTGAATCAGCGTCAGTTTTTAAAATTTTATTTATTTCTTCAATCAGTTCTTTTAATGTTTTTTTAGATTCATTTTCTTTATCAAATTTTATAGATATTGTGGATTCAGCTGCTTTAAGAAATCCGGTACTTAATTCAATATCACTAACATGATTTATATGATCAGCAATAGTATTTAAAAAATTTATTTTTGGTTGAAAACTTATTACATCTGGAAAAGATTCATCTCTAAGTCTCTTTTTACCAGAATTGAAATTTTGATATGATAAGTTTTTAGAACTATTTATTTTTGGAAATACGGTATATTGTTGTAATATAAGAAAGCTTTGTAAATTTTTTTCAGTCACAAAACTAGCTCCAGGACTTATAACAAAAAATATAAAATCTGTATTTGTTGCTATAAATTCTTCAATCTTAGTTTTTTCAGCTTTTAAACTTTTTACAATTACATCATTATTATTTTTTTTAGAATTATCTTTATTTTTTTCTAATGATTCAACTACTAAATCTATATGTTGTAATAAAGTATCTTTTGATCTAAGTGAATAATTTAATCTACCTTTTGCCTTTAAATCATCAAACTCGGTATAAGTTCTTTCTTTAGTAGGATCTGAATTAATGTTTTGACTAGTATATTTATTGTGAACCATAAATAATCTTTCTGGCGGATTAGTTTCAGAAATAAAAATTTTACTTATTAAAAGTTCTAATACTTCTCCCCATGTATCCTTAGGTGATAATTTAAAATTATTAGAATTTAAAAAAGATTCCTGTTTAGAATTTAATCTATTAATTGAAGCATTATATTCATAACTACATAACGTTTCAAATGTGTCTATTTGTGATATTTTAGTAGTACCTGGAGTTGATATTCCCCATTTAACATTTGTAAAATCAACGAAACTTAATATATATGAACTTAATTCAGCTTCTTCTTTTATAACTTCATTTATATACATATTTAACATAAAAGAAAATAATAAAAATGGAGAAAAATATGATTGAGATTGTATATTAGTTAAATTTTGACTTTTAATTGCTAATATTTTTTCTATATTTTTTGTATTATTAAATGTAAAACTATTAAAAAAAGTGTTTGGTTGAATTAAAGTAGCAATTTGTGGTCTAAAATCACTTAATAATTTTTTTTGATCTTCTTTAATTTTTTTTCCAAAAAAATTTGGATTAAAACTACATGTTTTAAATTCATTTATTGCATCATTGTGTTGTTTAGATAATTCTTTAGCGTTATTTTTATTTGGTTTAAATACATCGTCAATAAATTTTTGATTATCAACTTTACTTATACTTGCATTTCTTAAAACATTATGATATACTAACATTTTTAATGCTTCAGTTGGATATTGTCCTAATAATGCATAAGGTGTAATTTTAGAATTAGGATCATCTAATAAAGCACTAATACTTGTTTTTTCTTGTCTACCAGATATTACTATTTCTTGTTTAAATTTTTGATCATAATTCATATCTATGCCTATAACTAAAAACTCAGAAAAAAAGTTTTTAGTTAACATTCTATTTTTCTCTCTTTTTGGTAATCTTTTAAGTCCTTTTGTACTCCAACCAAATTCTATGTTAATTTTAGGAACTCCATTTATCAGATCAGCATTATATCCTAAACTATATAACATAGCAGTAAAAATATTTCCTATTACTCCACTAGTATCACTTACTGTTAGTCTAAAATTTCCATTTATTGCTGATTGACTTGCATACTCAATACTAAAAGATTCTATCATGTTATATGGTATATCAAAAAAAGTCGTTTCTAGATTCTCTCTAAAAGAAAATTCATCATTAAAATTTTTTATTACAATATAGCATCTAATATAAGGATTTAAAAAATGATGAGCTGAATAACTTTTTATAAAAAGAGGTTTTTTATTAGATATTTTAACATTATTTAAATTTAATAATGGTACTTTTTTTTTCAATTCTTCTTTAATTTTTTTTATATCTTCTTGCTTATCAGGATCTATTTTAAATGTTTTAGGTTCTCCTTTTACTGTTTCTAACTGATTATTATTTTTTTCAGTTAAAAAAGCTCCTTTAGAACTATCATAATCTGTACTTTTATAATTATTTAGATAAAAATTATCTGTGTAATTATCTCCGTAATTACTAGGTAAAGGAGAATATCCTCCTTGTCCAGAATTTATATTATTCGTATTACTAGTAGTGTCTGCTGTATTAATACTACCACTACTAGAACCTTTTGAATTAGTTACTGATTCATTATTTTGTTTTTTAGGAGCAATATCTTCAGTTTTTTTATCACTTACTTGCTCAGAATTTTGTTGTAAACTTGATTCATTTTTATTTCCTGAGTTTGTAACCGTCTGTTTTAGTAATCTTTGTCCAGTTCGTTTAGGAGTTTCAATTGTAATTCCATTACTTTTATTAGCATTCGTTTCATTTTTTTTAGTGCTAGTAGAATCAGATTTTTCTTTTTTAACAGTATTTTTATCATCAGCAGAGGTTCTACCAGTCTTTTCTTTTATATATTCAGCTGTTGTATTAACAAAAGAATTTACACTATCTAATAACCAATTACTAGATTTAGCAGTACTACCTTCATTTCTATCTTCTGGATTTCTTGCACCTATCAATAATAAAAAATTATTATGTATTACTTTAATTTGTGGCATTTTTAATCCTCATCATATATTGAGAAGAAATCGTTTTCTTTTCCTTGATTAGATGGAACAATTAATTCTCTTTTTTGATCTTCAATAATTGGTTTTCTTTCATCTTCTAACTTAACTTTAATTTCTTGTTGTGGATTATAAAGTGTTGGTTTTAAAGGCGGAGTATATTTGGTTTTAGATTCAAAATTAAAAACTTTTAAAAGAGTATCGAATTGTGCTTGATTATAAATAAATTTATTATAATAACTTCTCTCATAATCTGTATAAAATTGAGGAGGTACTATACCAGTACTTACAAGTGAAAATCCAAGAACATTAGATGTAGAATAAGTACGATAAGTTTTTCTTATTATATCAGGAAAATATTTTCTAAGGATAGAGTATAAAACTCTTCCAGTATATTTTTCAACTCCTCTAATATTTTTCATTCTTTTTACAAAAGTTACGAATTTTCTTATATCTAGGATTGACATGTTTTTGGCATTAATATTAAGCGCGTGAATTTTACTAGGTCCACTGTAAAGAATAAAAGAAATTGGTCTTTCTTGAGTTTTCCAAGTTGTATAAATGATACGATAAATTCCACCTGTTCTTAATAAATTATTTTTTATCATACTTATTATTTTTTCGATTAAAAATAATAAAAGTTTTATTTAATTTTATTGAATGAAAAGAAAAAAAATCAGTAAGAAGCAAAAAACAAAAAAAATTTTAAAAAGTTTTAAATGGAAAAATGGTGCCCATCGAGAAAGTGGACCAGAAAAAAGTATAAGAGAAATATTAGTGTCAATTAACATTCCTTTTCATCAAGAATATCGTTTATCTCATCGAAATAAAATTAAATCTTATGATTTTTGTTTATATGAATATAAGATGGGAATTGAACAGTTACAGTGGAGATTATTATTAGAAGTTCATGGTGATTATTTTCATTCTCTTGATTTTTTTGAAGGAATTAAAAAACGTCATAAATTAAATAAATTACAAAAGAAAAATCTCAGAAATGATATTCTAAAAAGAAAGATTTCTAAAATTAATAATATTCCAATCATTTATATATGGGAAAATGAAATTAAAAATAATATTGAAGCTGTAAAACAAAAAATAAAAAGATCCATAGAACATATAAGAAATAATCCTACAGACCTTCATATACCAGAGGAAATAGTCAAAGACTATTATTCTGAATTAATTTAAACCATCTCTTCTTTTTTATCTTCTTTTAAAATTGTTCTAAGTGAAGTTAATGAAGAAGAAAGAGCGGTTCTTAAATCCTTAATAGTCATATTATCATCTTTAATAGCAGAAATTGCTTCAGTTGGTGAAAGAATTTCTTCATTAGAAAGTAAATTCATAATTTGTTGACGATTATTATTAATGTTTATTCCTTTACCTGCTAAAAAACCAATGATAAAAGTTTTCTCAGGATCAACCCCATCTAGTTTAGATATATCACTTAAAAATCCTTCCATGTAAAAATCAAGCGAATTCGTAGAATCCTCTTTGCTTTTTTCTACATATTCTAAAAAATCTCTCATTTTTTAAATCTCCTTATATTATTTTTATGTACTTAATATTATTTTTATTATTTTTCTTCAAAATAAGTTTGTTTTTCTTGAATTTTTTCAATGCCAGTAAATTCAGCACTTATTCTTAAAAAATCTTCACTATAAATCGGAACAGTATATTTTGGATTATTTTTAATTTCATTTTTAAAGATTTCAACATCATTTACTTCTAATTCTTCATCAATTTTACCTAATTTTTTCTTAGTAAAATTTTTAGCACGATTTAATGCTTCTTCAAAAATAATTTGTTTTTTCTTTTTATCTTTTGGATTAAATGAACTAAAAATACTTTCGATTTCTCTTGCTCCTTGATCAGAAAGATCTTTTTGTTTTTTCTTAGGTTCAGAGAATAATCCACCTATTTCTCTTCCACCTTGATCAGAAAGATCTTTTTGTTTTTTCTTAGGCTCAGAGAATAATCCACCTATTTCTCTTCCACCTTGATCAGAAAGATCTTTTTGTTTTTTCTTAGGTTCAGAGAATAATCCACCTATTTCCTCTCCACCTTGATCAGAAAGATCTTCTTCAGTTTCATCAGATTTAGAGAATAATCCACCTATTTCCTCTCCACCTTGATCAGAAAGATCTTCAATTGGAGTTTCTTCACCCTCTACAGGTTCTTCTTCTATTTCACCTTCAGGTGGAGTTTCTTCTGTTTCTGTAGGAGTAGTTTCTTCTTCTGGAGTTTCTGTTGGTTCCATATCAGAGAATGCATCTTCAGCTTCAGGAGGTATTTCGCCAGTATCTTCAGCTCCACCTCCACCTTCTTCTCCTTCTTCTGTTTTTAATTGATCTACAATTAAGAAATCAGCTGGACGTTTATCTTCCTCAACAAAAGCAAATGGATTACGATCTTGTTCTTGAGCAATATTTTGAATCATTAATTTTAAAATTTCGTCATAATTCATTCCAAGAACATCTTGATAGATTTGAAAATCGTTATAAAATACTTTTTCACTATTCATAGATTTAATAGATGAAATTAAATTCCATTTATTAGATTCAGTTTCTAATTTTTCTCTAATATCAACATTACTTGGATTATTCATTGTAATTAATAAATCTTCATAATCTTTTTTAGGAACGTTTTTTAATTTTAATTCAATATATGCTATTTTATAAAGATTATAAATGAAATATTTTTGAATCCTACGAATTCTTTTAGCAAATTGAATGTTTTTATTAGAAAGATTAGTATTAGCATTAGCGAAAGTATCATCAAATAGGTACTGTCTTGGAATACCTAAACCAGGAAAAATTCTATCTCGAATAAATTCTAAATCTTGTAATTGTCCTGGATCATTTAATTGTGGTAGACTTTCAATAGAACTACGTTCTTCATCTTTTCTAAAAGGAACTACTAAATCTTCACTAGCACCAAAAAAATCAATGTTATTATCTAATTTATTTCCATTACCTCTATCTAAAATTGATTTTCTTTTAAGGCCTTTCACAATCTCACGGGCCATTGCAATTCCTTTTTCACCTTGAGCTTGTCCAACATTAACATAATAAATTCTACGTTCAGGAGCTCTAGAAATCCTAGCTAATAGTAAACTTTGCTCCATTAATCTTAATTCCTCTAACGGAGTTATTACTGAATCTAAAATACTTTTACCATAAGGAGCAAAATCACTATTACTAATTCTCCAATGTAAAATTCTAAATGGATCAATTTCAACGTGTTCGCTTTTATTCATTTGAGCATAATCAAAAGAATAATATGAATCTCTTTTATCGCGAGTTTTTTTACTTTTTCTAATAAAGAAATTTTTTAAAACACCATTTTCCTCATATCTTCCAACATATTCTCTTGGAATCATATTAATTGAATGTATACTTTTACCATTTTTAGAATAAATTATTTCATAAAATTCATCACCATAAGCACACATACCTTTAATAATATCAAAACCTTTATCTTCCATACCAATTCTGTCGAAAAGATCATTGATTATTTTTTGAACTTTTGATGAAGAACAAAAAACATTAATTATATTACCTTGACTATCCTGAGTGGCTGTCTCAGAAGCATAAATATCAAGAGCGCCGTCAATTTCTGGCATTCTCATTGCTAAATAATATCTTTCATATCTATCATCTCTTTCAAATGTATTAATTATATTATTGAGATGTTTAGATAAGTCTCTACCAATAGAAGTAGATTCTAAATCAGAAAAAATAGATGTTAAAGGAATTAAAGAATCATCTTTAAAATCCTTCCAATCAGGAGATCCAACAATTTCAGGATTAGTTTCATTTTTTCCAATTCGTTGCTTTATTTCTTTAAAAGCACTAGATATTTGATTTTTACTTTTTTCAGCCATATAAGTATTTTATTTGTTTTTATTGAAAAAATTCTAAAAAAACATAAAAATATCTTTTTAATTTTATGTTTTAATATTAAGGTAAAAAATAATTTAATAATTAATTTTTCTTTATTATTAAATGTTAAATTATAAAAAAAATAAATATTTATGATAAAATAAAAAAATAAATGGTATTAATAAAATAAAAATATATTATATGCAAGGATTAGTTTTAAACGATAAAAAATCATCTATTGTGGCTGATAAAGATTATCTTGGAGCAAGAATAGAAAGATTACTATTTACAAAGAGTGGAGATATTTTAGGTTATCCTGATTATGGTAGTTTAATAGATGATTTTTTTCATGAACCAGAAGATGAGACTACAGCAGAAGATTTAATAAATGAAATAACTTTTTTATTTCAAACTTATGAACCAGATTTAGAAATTGAAGATATATCCATAGAAATATTAGGAACTGATTCAGGACAAAATGGTATTATAATAAATATGAATATTTATGTTACTGAAACAAATACGTTAGAAGAAATAAGTATATTTAAAATTTATGAGAGTTAATTAATGTCTAATTATTTAAAACCTTTATCATATATAAAGAGTCCTGATTTAATTCAATTTGATAGGGATACTTTAGTTGAAGAAATAATCGCTAGGATTCAATCTGATCCTAATTGGAGTTCAATTTGGGATGGTGAATTATTTCATAATTTCTCTTATTTTATTATTAATGTATTTAGTTACTTATTTTCTAAAAATGCTGAAACAGCTAATAGAATTTTACGTGAAACATTTATTACTGAAGCTAAAGATCCAGCATCAGTAATTAATTATCTTAGTAATTTTTCAATGAATTTAAAACAAAATGAAGCATCTATGGTAGAGGTTACTATTGCTCCTACTAATGGAGGATCTTTTACTAATGAATTTTTTTTAAATGCTGGTTTTTCTTTAAATGCAACTACAATCAATAATGAATCAACTAGTTATGAAATTTATAATTTTGAATATGATGATAATGGTAATTTAACAACGAAAATAGATTATCGTTCACCAATAGTTATTCCACCTGGAAATTTTGTAAAAGTTAATGCTTTTAGTGGAGTGACTAGGACTGAAAATATAACTTTAAATCCAATTAATCAAACAGAAAAGTTTATTTATAATCTCAATAATAGTGATATAATTGAAAATTCAATTAGAATATATTATGAATATAATACTATTAACGAAATTGAATTAATTGAAACAAATAGTTTTGTCGTTAATCCAGTTTTAAAAGGACCATTTACTGCAGAAATGGGAGGAGTTCCTCATTATATTATTAAATATGATACTAATGGTGGAGCTAAAATAATTTTTGGATCTCGTGAATTTGGAGGATCTTTTCCAAGCACTCCTTCTAATTTAACTATTATTTATAGAACTGGTGGAGGAATATTAAGTAATATTACTAGAAGGGGAATTAATCAAGCCATAGTACTACCAATTGATAATTTTACTAATATTAGCGTATCTTTTTATAATTTATTAGCAGGTGGTGGTGGAGCTGATAGAGAAGATATAAATTTAGCTCAATTTTATGCTCCTTATCGAATTAATAGAGGTAAATCAATAGTTGATGATTTAGATGCTTTAAATGCTTTAAATTTATCTACTGTAAAACATTTAGTAAAAAGTCCTAAATATAATGGAGTAAACGTTCCAATATTACATTATCATAATTATATTGCTCCTATTAGAAATTTTAATAATTTTGTTTTTCCAACACCTGAAGATGCTGATACATATATTACTTATAAAGAAACATTTGAATTACAATTAAATGATTTTTTAAATTTACAGGGTATTCACGATGGAACAGAAAGTGATATTCTAATTAGTTTCTTTAATGTTAATGATTTTTCTTTTCCTTTACCATATAAACCACCTCTTAATGGTAGTTTATATGTTTCAGCATATGATTCTAGAGGTAAAGAGGTTGATCGTTTAATTTGGGGTAGTAATTATAGTGGATCATTTAATTTACCTGATTTAGCATCCACAAATGCATCAATTGTATCTCAAAATGCAATAGGTTCAATAGGAATTAATTTAGGTAGTCAGTTTCTATATTTTTTAATTGATAGTTCTGAAACATCTGGTACTGGAAATTATACTTCAAGTGATGGAGTTAATTGTTTTAGAGTTGCTATTGATCCTAATCAATATAATGTTGATTCAAACGATAAAGCAACAGAATTAGCAAATGAAATAAATGATAAAATTAGAAGTGTTAGTACATATTATTCTAGTTTTGATTCTACTAAACCTTTTGCTTATATTAATGATGATAAAAAATTAGTAATTAGATCATTATCAACAGGTAGTATTTCAGACGTACAAATTTTCAATTTCTCTAATGATTCTATTTTAGCTACATTACCAATATATCCAGAGAAAGTTGATGCTTCACCTCAAAATAGAAAAGTTTTTTTAGAAAATTCTTATTATGATTTCGATTCTCATCAAATTACTCTTAAATTTAATAAAGAAAACCTTAATGTTTCTAAGGAATTTACAAATTTAGTTTCAAATTGGGAAAATCCTAATTCAGCTACTGGACCTATAATAGTTATTACATTAGTAGATGAAAATAATTTACCAATTTTAGTTACAGAAAATTCTGATTTAACAATAGAAGCAATTAATAATGAAATAACTGTAGATATATTAACTTTTAGTTCAATAAGTACATCTACTTTAACATATGGTTCAGCTACTAATAGATCTGTTTTTGATGATCAAAACACTAATGCTTGTAATTATGATTATACACTTGGAAAAATAACAATGAAGTTATATGATTCTAATTTAGTATCTCCTTATTCTTTTCCAAAAGATGAAGATGGAATAACTGATTTATATAATACATTTACTAAATTTAGAGTTACTTATAGAAATAAAACTTATAATTTTATTACATTAACAGAAACTCCTAATCCTTATTTCCCTGAAAGTGAGGCTTATCAATTTTTATTAAAATTAAAAGATACAGATAAAAAAATGATAGGTATTGAGCCATTATTAAAGAAAGTTAAATTTAATCCATTTTTATTAGAAATTGCAATTACACCAACTAAAGGATATTCTCGTGAAGAAGCTATTCAAGACACTTTAAGTGTTATTTATAATAATTTTTCTTATAATAATATGATAGCAGATATTTCAATTGGAACTGGTTTTAAATTACAACTTTTAAAATCATTTTTAAATAATAAAATTAGATTACCTTCTGTTGATTCAATAGAAATATTATTACCAACATCAGATTTAACTGATGCAGATGAAAATAAATATTATTTTATTTTCTCTCAATCTTTTATAGATAGAATCAGAGAATTTGAAACTACATATACTCAGATAACAGGTTTAAGTGATTCATATAAATTACGAGTAAAAATTGGATGAAAATATTAAATTTAAGAATTGATCATCAACCTGAAGTTAGTTTAACATCAATTTTATCTTTAGATGAAGTTATAATTGATAATTCAAATAAAACTTTATATTTTAAAATAGATTCTAAAAATCCTAATAATAATTTACCTAATGGTAGTATGTTATTACAATCTGAATATTTTTCTGTTGAATTAACAACTGGTATATATAAAAACAATATTGAAACTCAAAGAAATGATTCCTTAGCCTTAATGATTAATCAAGCAATTAGAACATCTGATTCTTATTATTCATCTTTTCCAGTAAATCATGAATTCGTATATATGAATGAAGATAATAAGATGATTATTAGATCATTAACACTAAATGAATATTCTAGCGTTAAAATTTTTCCAGAATTTGATGATTCTATTTTTCAAACAATTCAATTTAAAGATAATTATGTTAAAGGAATAGTTAGAAATGAATTTAATAATTATCTAAAAGATCAAATAATTAAAATGTCTTTTATTGCTGTAACTAGCGATGAAGGTGAAGTAAATATTACTAATTATCCAAATTTAGAAGTATTTTCATTAGATCCAAGTAATTTTTATATTATTCCTAATTCTTTTGATTCATCATTAAAAACAATAGATGTTATGTCACTCAAAGAAGGTAGTGGAATAATAAAAATAATATATGAATATGATAATGAAAAATTTTATATTTCAAAACAGTTTTTATGTCATGATAGTTTTTTTAAAGATAATTATTTAGATTATTTTTTCCCACAAATAGATGCAGATAACATTAAAAACAATCAATTTACTAAAAGTATATTTGATACTTTAATGGAAATGTTAGATATATTATATGCTTATAATGAAGATTTAAAAATTATTTCTAATTTTAGGGAAGGTAAAAGTCAATTTATTTCAATGTTAGCACAAAATGTTGGATTTGAAAGAATTGATTTTACACAATTAGGAACTAAATATGAGTGGTCTAATAATGAAACTTTTAGAGAATTAGTCTCAAATATGTTTGATCTTGTTTCTATTAGAGGAACTAAATTAACTTATGATTTATTTTTTAACGCTTTAGGATATATTACTACACTACAAGAATTTTGGTACGATAATGATGGAAATTTAATAGAAATTAATTCAGAAGATGAATCTTTATCTACATTTTATGCATATTCAACTGATGGTTCATTAATAGATAATCCTCCTTATCCTAGATTAGATCCTAGAAAAAATAATAATTTACTAGGTAATGATTATAACTCGATTGGCAATTATATTAAAGTTTTAAATTCTGATGGAAGCATATCATATAAAAGTAAAAGTGATTTAACAGGTATTATTGATAAAACAAATAATTATGATGTTAATGTCTTTAAAAATAATAAAAGTAATTATATTAGAATTATTTTTAATAATAGTATCAATGATAATGTTTTTCAAGATCCTCAAAATTTTTCTTTAGAAAAAAAGATTTTAATTAAAAGATATTTAGAATTTTTACGTCCATCACATATACAATATATATTAGAAACTTTTCAAGAAGATATACCTGTTGATACATTTGATGTTTCGTCAATTTTAGATGACCAATTAGTAGTAAGTATTTTAAATGAATTTAAGGATTATTTAGTAGATGAAATAGCAAATATAATTGATACTGATTTTAATATTGGAGATGTTAAAGGTCTCCTAGAGGAATTATCGTTTTTTAATAAATGGGATACTTTATTAAAATTCGATGAAAGTAATGTATATGATTTTAAAAATTTATTAGTTGAAGATTTTATAGTGGAGAGTATTTAAATGAATTTATTTAAAAAGATATGGAATAAAAATTTTACTAAAGGTAAAGAACCGATAGACAAATTTAGTGAAGATATTGGTGGATTAGCAGGAGAATTTAAGTGGATTAAATATCAAAATGGTGTACAAGTTGATACTTTTTCTTTTCATAATGAAATTACTAATCTTTCAAAAAGTACAGTAATAAGATTATTAGCACAAGGAACATCTAGTTGGAGAGGAACAATAGATCCAACTCAATATAAAATCTCTAGAATGAGATTTGGTAATGCTCCTTATACAAGCAATGATTTTGCTTATGGAACAGATTTAGGATTATATTATTATGATTTATTAGAACCAGTTTATAGACCTAATTTAACTTCGTCTTCATCCTATTCACCTGCAGGTGGAAGATTTCCATTAGCAACACCAGGAGCCCCCTCTGGATCAACTGGACCTATTAATACTAATTCAGCAAGCAATGTTTCATCTGGACCAATACTTACTAGTACATATGGCAATACGTGGGGAGTCAATAAAGTTATTCCAGTTGCAATTACATCTAATATTTTTGGAAGTGCTATTGTTGATTCAGATCGTCCTCCATCTCATAAAAAATTATTAGTAGAATTTTTAAATAGTACTGGAAATGTTATAGCATCTTTAAATTTTAATACTATTTACTCAAGAGATACAAATGGTAATGTTCCAATCGTTAATTCTGGAAGTAGTTATTTAAATGCAAGTGCAAGTGCTCATAAAATTTATTATAATTATCCTACTGGAGCAGATACAAAAGGATATTGGGCAGTTCAATTTACATTGGGAACAGGAGCAGTAAATAATATCACAAGTTTTAGAATTACATTTCCTAGTGGATATTATAATATGGTTAATTCAGTAGTTCCTAAAACTGGATATAATTTTGGAACTGGTATAGCAGCAACAAGATTTCCATTATCCAGTGGAATAGATTATTATTCAACAGTATCTCCTGTTTATAATAACTCTACAGGATCATCTTTTATAGATGATTATAGTGCCACTTTTAGTGTTACTATGGCTCAAAATGAAGGTAATGGTAGTTCTGGATTAAATGTATATTATACAGAAGCATTTCTTTTTAATTCTAGAGATGATTTATTTTCAATAATTAGATTTCCTTTTCCATCTGATTCTACTCCAAAAGGTTTTGAAAAAAATGCTGCTTCTTCATATCTTATTTCTTGGACAATAAAAAGCATTTTATGAAAAAATAAAAATAAAATAAACTAAAAGATTAAAAATAGATTATATGAGCGTTCTAAGAAAAAAATATTTCTCCTTACAAAGTAACTCTTTTGTTGATATTCCTACTGTTGCTAACCAAAATTTTAGTTCATTAGATATTGGTGCTAGTTATAATGAAGAAACTATTAGATTAGTAAAATTTGGTGATAATGTTGATTCATCTCAAATAGATCAAACTTTTATTGATTTATTACATAACGATAAAAAATTATTTGATGAATATCAAAAAATAAATTCATTAATTTCAAATGGATCATTTTATAATGTTGGTGATAATTTTGAAATTTATAATGTAAAAATAGATGAAAGAGTCGATGGAGATTATATTAAATCTTTTGGAATCAAAAGTGGACAAATTAAATATAACGACGAAATCATCTTCTTAGAACCTTCTAGTTTTTATTCTACAGTTAAAAGTGTAGCAAGTGGATCTACAAAAATTATTGAATTAAATTCAACTGATATTGATATTCAAAATAATATTAGTCAAGGATCTATAATATTTGGATCTGAGTTTCGAGATGGAACTCAAGTAGTTGGAATTACAGGAACATCTGTAGAATTATCACAAAATTTAAAATCAAATTATACATTAGCTTCTGGATCAGTAGTTTTATTTATGGATATTCCTACTTTTGAAATAGGAAAAGAAATAGATACAATTGGTGATTATAGTAATTATGAAGTTTATCGTAGAGATTTAATTTCATATAATATACAAAAATCACAATGGGAAATATTAAAAGGAACTGAAGTTATACAGACAATTCCACCAATCAATACTCAATTAGATGTAATATATCAAATTGAAAGTATTGTTTATGTAAGTGGAACAACTCATCAAGTTAAAGTTAAAAAAAGTAATAGATCAATAACAAATGATTTTTCAATAGGTGATTTTTTAAATTTAGTTAAAACAGATAATAAAACATTCGATGGATCATTTGAAATATTATCATTAGATTCTGTTAATTATACCATTAATATTAAAATACCTCTTTATCGAGATAATAGTAAAAATCAAGTTATTGCAGGTGGATATGTAGATTTAAAAACAATAGGTGTTTTATCTGTTTTACTTTATAAAACATCAGATAGTTCAACCTCTGTAGTTATAGATTCAATAAAAAATATAACATCAATTGCTGGAATTACAGGTGGCGTTCAAAATATAATTAAAGCCCCAATAAATGAATATAATAGTTATTTTTATATTAAAACAAATGATTTTGTACATCTAACAGATATTAAAGGTAGATTATTAGATTGGGAAGATGGACAAGGTATAATAACTAGTCCAGTTATAGGATATTCATATAATGAAGATACTAATAATGATACATATTTAAAAGTTTATGATGAAACTAGTGTTCCACAGCCACACTACGCTAATATTGATACTGGAAAATTAACTAATATACCTTTTATACTAACTAATATTCAAAATAATGTTTTTGGATTAAATTTTGTTGATTTAATTTCTTTTAATTTAGGAATAAGAAATAACCCAACTTCAATAGGTCAAGAGGGTATTACATATAAAATATCAACGTATCCACAATTAAGTGATCCATTAACATCTACAAATGTTAACTCTATAATTCAAAATAATCAAAAAGTAACTACAATAACTAATGTTAATCTTAATTTTAATTCTTTTGGAATTACAGTTTTAAATGAAGGATCAGATTTTATTCTAATATCATCTGGACAAGGTTATTTACAGATTGGAAAAATAATAGAAGTTCAAAGAAATTACATACAAGTCACTGGATTATACAAAGATATCACTACTTCATCTCAATTTATTATTTTTAAAAATCAAATTCAAGATGTAACTAATTCAAGTAATTATATTACTTCTGACAACATTAAAAGTCAAGTATTAAGTGGAATTAATGGTACTTTTGGTGATCAAAATTCTTATTCTAAAGTATCATTAGAATATACAGATTTAAATAATATACCTAAAATAAATTCATCTACATGGTATTTTTTAAGTTTAAAAGGTTATAATGATATTACTAATCCACAACAGCAAGGAACTCCATATATTGTTACTGAATCTTTAATTTCAAATAATAATGATGCTAGTTCGTCTTTTGTAGAAGTTTATTATAGAACAGTTACAGGTAAATATCCAGGTGATAGTTTTAAAATAGAAGATGAATTTGGAGATATCTCAACTCAATATAATGATCGTTCTCAAGCTCCTCATTTTAGACCAACAAAATATCAAGTTATTGCTAGATCATTAGACGAAAAAATAAATTATTCTCAAGATGAAGATGAAGTTTTTGTTGATGTACATATAGGTGCTTTTAAATTTCATCCAGATGCAATTCCTAGAAGAGTATTTGTATCATATAATAAATATGATGTAATAGATGGTAATAGTACAGATTTCTCAATTAAACATGTAGATGTTAGTGATACATTAAAAATAAATCTACAAGATAAAATTTCAGATATTGATTATAAATTCAATGAAGAAAATGAAATTAAAAAAAGTTGGAAAATCAATGGATTAATTAGTGATGAAAATTTTGGATTTACTGGTCCATTCGATGTAGATATAAATGATAGTTATAATATAGTTTATAAAGATTCAGAATTTACTAATTTCTCTTTTGATGAAGAGAAGTATTTAGTAAAATTTAGTAATCACTTATACGATACTCCTATTTATGTAGGTAAAAATAATGTTTTATTAGAGAATATATCATTAGAAAAAGATTCAATCTCTACAGAGGATTTTACTACTGGACAATTAATATCAGACTTTTCTTTTTTAGATTATAGTGAAAATTATATTTATAGTCCTACAGGTACTACAACAGTATATGCTAGTGGATCTACTTTGCCATTTGTAGGAATTAATTTTTATGATGAATCTTTTGTTCCAACTAATGATGGATTCTATTCTTCATTATCAGATTTCTATAAAAAGAAATTAATTTTTGAAAATCCTATAGAAAATTCTAAAATGGTTATTGATGATGGATTATATGATTTAGATTATTCAATAGATAGTAAATGGAATTATTTATATCCAGCACCATTTGAAAAGAATATGATGCTTTATGGATTATTAAGAAAAAATAATTATGAATTTTTATCTAATATTAATTGTAATTTAGATGTTAAAAGAAGATTAAAACAAAGAGAATTCATTAAATTATTAGATAAAGATTTAAATGATTTAAATTCTAATAAAAGCACAACTAAAATAATTTCAGAAAAATATTTAAGTAAATCATTAGTATTAGATTCCACAAGATATAAAGAAAATTTATTATATTTAAAAACAGAAACAATTAAATATAAACCATATGAATTTATTAACGCTCAAAATTTACAGGGACAAAATTTAGGTTTAAGCAATGTTACTTATCCTTTAACTGGTTTTAGCAGTTCAACTATTAAAAGATCAACAGTATATATAAATGATTCTGTAATTACAGCTTTTATTAGTCCTGATAATTCTCGTCCAAAAATAAAAATAATAAAATTCATTAAATCAGAAGAAACATCTGATATTGGAGCACAAAGCACTACAACTGTTAATGAAGTAATAGTAGATACTATTTCTTGTAATGAAGTTAGAATTTGTAAATTTAATGAAAATTATTTTGCAGTAGCATATGTATCTTTATTAACATTAACATCTGGACAAAATTATTACATTAAAATAAAATTATTCGATATAAATGGAGTTCAATTAACTGATTCAGAAACTATAATTTCTCCTGATTTACCAATTATATCTCCATTTATATTTGAAATAAATAATACAGGACTTAATAGAATAGGAATAGTATTTCAAAGATCAATTACTGAAATAGGATTAATAACTTACTATTATTATCCAACAGCTAATGTACCTAGAACAATACAAACTGATATAAAGATTATTGATAGTGATAATACTTTAACAACATATCCATCTATTTGTAAATTCTCTAAAGATTCATTCCTAGTAGCATATTCTAATATTTTTGGATCTAAAATTAAAATATTTGATCAAGAAGGAAAATTACAATTTTTTGATGATTCTACTGCTGTATCTAAAACAATAGATTATAGAACAATTACTAATAATAATATTACAGTTACTGGAAATATTATTAATGTAATTGAATTAGATAATAATGATATTGCTATCTTATATTTAGATAAAGAAATTTTTGAACAATTTAGTCTTAAATTAGTAATTTTAGATCATTGGACAAAGAGATGGAAATATCCAATTAATGATTCTAATACATCTAAAACTCTTCCTAGTCCTATATTTATAGAATCTGGATTAACTGAAAAAATAGATAGTATTTCAATGTCTGTTTTAAATGAAGATATTTTTATTGTTTCATATATTAAAGCAGGAAAAATTATTCTAAAAGCATTTTTTAATGATGGTGGTGAATTATATAATTCTTTTGAAGATTCATTAGTTACTGGTGCAAGTTTAATAAATTTAAACACAGTAGGACAATCAACTTTAATTGCAACTTATATGCAAGGAAATACATATAAATATTCAGTATATAATTTTAGACCTAGTTTTACTAAAAATATAATTCAAAACACTAATTTTGAATTATCATCTTCATATACAGCTGATTATTTCTTCAAAAACATATTATTAGATAATAATAATTATTTATTTATTTCTCAAACTACATCAACTAATTATAATATCAAGGTTGTTTCAACGATAAATAAAACAACTCATTCAATAAATTCAAGTTATAATTCCTTAGATTTTTCTTTATCTGGAACTACACCAAAAATAGAAGATATATTCTTTTTGAATCAAGATAATTTAAAATTAATTTTTATTTTATGGGCTAATTCAAGTAATGTTTATTTAGAATTTTTTAAAGTTGATGGTTTTACTATAAAAAAATCAACTCAAAGATTAGATATAGTAAATTCTGCTAATTATTCTAAAAATTTTGGAAAAATTATAAGCATCGCAGATAATATTTTAGGAATAATTTTATTAAATACTTCTGATAAAAAATATCATATTCACGGTGTAAATTATAATAGTTTAAAAACATCTTCTAATTTTGGAGCCACTGATACAACTAAATATACTAATAGTGCTAGTACATATTATAATCCAACATTAAACGTATTAAGTGGAGTTAACGCAGAATATGATGTTGCTTTTTATAGAAAAGATAATGTTGGATATTTAATATCACCAACAAATAATGAAACTAGATTAAATTTTCTTAATTTTTCATCAGATTTTAGTGGAACTTTAAATTTTACAAATTTATTTACTGTAACTCCATATTCATTAAATCTTAATTCTAGTCGTCAATATTCTAAAATTAATTTTACAGCAGATAAAATTGATAATAATAAAATTTTTGTGATTGGTAATTCTACAGGATCACTTCACTTTTTTGATATACAATTCAGTATTAATAATGCTGGAATTAATGAAGCAACATCCTCTTCTGGTACTTATTATTCTGCATCTGGAACAGGAAATCAAATATTAGATGAACCGCAAATATTTAATTCATCATATGATGATGGATTAGTTTTATTTTATACAAATGTATCTGGTGGATCTAATTATCATAACGTATCGTTCATTAATAAACAAAATAATACTATTGTTGATAGTACTCCAAAAAGAATTTTTAATGAAACTAGTTTAGGAAATAAATTCTTTGTTCAAAAAAGTGGAGAGGTTGATGATTTTTACTCAGTATTTATTAGTAATAATAAATTATATTCTAAAACATTAACTTTACCTTTCACAGATAATATAGAATATGAAAGAGTTTTAAAAGCTGAACAAAATCGTAATCGTTTATATACAAATAATTCAATTAAAGTTGGAGGAATTAATTGGAAAGGTATAATAGTTAAAAATTATCCTATTTATTCAATTGATTCATTTAATTTAGATTCATCTCAAATAGATGATGATGGAATTTTTAGAAGTGAAATGATGTTTATATCAGCTCACTTAGTTTCAATATCTAAAGATTCTTTTACAGTTGTATATTATTATCAAAAAGATAAATCAGATCAAATATTTATGAAATTAAGAAATTTTGTAATAAGTAGATCAAGAATTTTTCCTGATTCAGATTGGTATGAAAATACTGAAATAAGATATGAAGGTAATAATAAAAATATAGATAAAAACATTTACTTACAATCTATCGAATATGATAATAATATTTTAAATGTTTGGGTTGATCCAATAACTAAAAAAATTAATAAAAATTTAGTAGATAGCACTAATCAAATTGTAAATCAACAATTTGATTTACCTATTTCTCAACCAGAAAATTCTAATTGGATTTTATTAGGATCCTCTAAATTAATAGAAGGTTGGAGCACAGTTTTAGGTTATGAATTAATAAGTAATAAATTCTATACGATGTTATTCAATCCTGATGGTAATTTACATAGATTAGGAACTCCTTTTAATAATTTACCATTTAATATTAAAACAGCAACAAGAAGTAATGTTAGTATTAATAAATTTGGATATTTTTCTTGGTTATATATTGATTTAAATAAAAATTTAAGATATTATCAACATGGTTTTGATGGTGATCCATGGGGAACTTCTCAAATAGTAGGAAGAAATTATATTACTAACATCCAAACAAGTTCTAATTCACCTATATTTAATGAAATTAAGAGTGATATTTTAAAAGCTGAGGAAATTAAATTTTTACAATATAATCGAGTTGATATTAATATTTTAAATAATAATTCTATTGATATATATGATATTTATGGTTCTCAAGAAACTGGTTTATATCGAATCTTTAATTTAAATGATCCTACTTTAAATATAACTATGGGAATTAAAGTTACTAATGGTGAACCTATCATATCAATAGATACAAGTAGTTCAATCGTTTCTAATATTTCTAATACTATAGGAAAATTTAATATCTTCATATCACCTTCCACTAATTATGTTACTTTTCAAAATTCAACTGGAGAAAATTTAAAATTAAGATTTTATAAAGAAAATTAAAATAAAATCCAAAAAATATTATAATTATGAAAAGTATAAATATAAGTGGTACAACTTCAGAAGTTTTTAGAATAGGTGAAGGAACTAATGCGGTTGATTTAAGAGTAATAGAAGGAAAATTATATTTTAGAAATTTTGGTGATACTTTTAAAGAATTATTATCTAATGATGCTGATATTACTCTTTCACCAATAAATTGGGCTCCTAGTAATTATTATAGTGTAGGTGACTTAATTTATTATAATCAAAGTCTTTTTCAAGTAATAGGAAATCATACTTCTGGAAATAATTTTATTTATAGTAATAATTATTATCGTAGAATTTCAAATATTAATAATTTAACTAAAATTAATGTAGATGCTTATACTAATAATTTATATGAATTAAATATTTTATCATCTAATTTTATTCATTTATATGGAACTGGAATTGGTGGCTTTACAGTTAAAATGCCTGATCCAACATCTATAGGAATAGGATCGCAATACTTATTACAAAATAATTCACCCAAGAAAATAAGTGTTTATAGCAATAATAATTTTTTAATTACAGAATTAAATCCAAATGATAATAAAATTATTGTTTTATTAGATTATAGTAATGCTGATTTTTGGACTAGTCTTTCAATTTCAACAGATATAATTAATTTTGGATTAGATGTTAGAAAAATTACATTTCAAAATAATCAACAATATAAATTTATTGGAGCAAGTGGAATTTTTTTAATAGATAAATCAGGTAAATATTCTTTTTTTGATTCAAGAGATTCTGGATTAAATGGAGATATTTTTTGGACCACTGGTGGAAATTCTTGTAAAATTATAACTTTTAGTGATCAAATAGTCAGTGGAGACTCACCACAGCGTTTTTGTTTTTTTAATATTAATAATGATTTATATATAAAAAATAATACTGGTATTAATCGAGAAATTATTTTTCATAATTTATATCAGCAAGGAAGTTAAATGAAATTATTAGATGTATTAGGAACTAATTCTGAAATTTTTTCTTTAGGAGTTGGTGAGAAAAAAATTGAATTACGTTCGATTGATGGAGTATTACATTTTAGAAATTTTGGAACTGGATGGCAAAGAGCCAGTTCAGAATCATTACGAGAGTCATTACGATTAAGAACATGGAGTACTGGATTATTAATTGGTGATCGAGAATTATTTTTATATAATGACTCAATTTGGTATTCAAAGAATACATTAACTACATCAGCTTCTTTTTCAAATGATTCATCAAATTTTATTAAAATTGCTGATACAGCTAATTTTTTAAAAATTGATGTTTCTACTGCTGAAACAACTAATTTAACTGTAGAAACATCAAATTCAATATATTTTGAAGGTGAATCTATTGGAAGTTTTATATCAGTAGTTTTACCAGATGCTGAAAATTTAACGATTGGAAGACAATTTTTATTTATTAATGGAAGTAATGTTCCAGTTAGAGTTTATAGATATAATAATTCATTATCATATTTTACAGTTGCTTCTGCTGCAAGTCTAGGATTAATAATAACAAATAATGAAACACCTTCTGGAGCTTGGTCGACTTTAAGTTTTTCAGGAAGTGGAGGTGGAGGCGGAGTTTATCAATTAGATGTTACTATTTCTTTATCTAATTATCCAGGAAATTCTAATCCATTTTCAGTCGGTGATTTTACATATTATGATACTACAGATAAATATTGGAAATTAGCATATTCTAATAATTTTAGTTTAGATATGTTAGGAATTATAACAAGTTCAGCTGGAAATAAAATTAAAATTGCTTTTTTTGGATTATTAGAATTTCCAGATGGATTAACTTTTAATGGAAGTCCAATTGTAGAAGGAACAACATATTATTTAACTGATAGTTCATCAGTTCCTGGAAAATTTACAAATTTATTAGGAACTAATAATAGAAAATTATTTACTGCTTTATCAACTACAACTATATTTTTATTTAACGATCATGAATATGAAAGATTTAATGAAAGAAAAGTTTATGAATTAACTAATGGATCATCTGTTAATTTAAATGAAGGTTATTCATATAGATTAGATGGTTTTATTCAAGATGATTCTAATCTAACTATTTTTAGTGGATATATTTATCAATCAACACCAGTAGATGCATTAATAGAAACTTCTTCTGATATAATTTTAGATTCTGATTCTAGTGGTGGTCTTTGTTTTTTTATGGATGGAAACAATTTAAAAATGAAGAATAATCTAGGAAGTACTAAAAAAATAATTATATTTAGGAAAAAAATTAAATGAGTTTCCAATTTACTAATTTAAACACTAAAGATACATCTCAAGATAATGAAATTAATATTTTAAAAAATAAAATTCCAAATGCAATTCCATTTGGACAAACATTAACTTCTAATAATAATCAAAACACTTGGGAATATGATTCATATAAAAAAATAAATGTTACTGCTAGTGGAACTAATTTTTATTTTAATGATCTTAAACTCGGAAATGATGGTCAAATAACATTTAATTTAGAAAAAAATCAAAAATATTATTTTGATTGTACTGATCTTGCACAAAAATCATTAACATTAAGATTCAGTGATAAACCAGATGGAACTTTTGCATCTGGAGTAATAATTTCTAATAATATAAATTATTATTCTAATTTTATAACATTAAATACTAATTTTGATAGCATTAATCTTTTATTTCCTTATTGTTCTGGAACAACTGGGTATTGTGGAACAGGAGATAATTCATCTTATATTTCATTTGATGATTCACCTAGATTAATTAATGGAAATAGAAATTTAAAAATTAATGATAATTTATTAATAAATAATATTAATTCAATAAATTTAACCCTTCCAAATAATGCTAAAAATTCAGATAAAATTAAACTTAATTTAATTTCATCTGGAACTGTGAATATAACATCTAATAATTTTTTAATAAATAACGTCTCAGGATCTGTAAATATATCTAGTAATAAAGAAATATATTTTTACGATAATACTTGGATGTTAATAGGATAAAACATTGGCTTTAAAATTTGTTAATACTAATAATTCAGGATCAACGATAAGATTTATTTCTTCTCAAGATTTTGCAATAGGATCACCAATTTATTATAAACAGATTGGTTTTGGTAATTATACCTTAGCTGGAACCTCAGGTAATAAAACAGCAACGATTATATCAGCTTCTGGAATATCTGGATTAACAACAAGAAATCTATATTTTAATTTTTCAGATATTAATGTTCCATCTAATAATTATATGTCTACTATTTCATCAAGTGGATTAAATATATCAGTACCATCAATTAACACTTCTTCTGTAGCATCTGGAACTGTTAATTTTTATGATTACGAATTAGGTAATGGAAATTTAGGTGAAAGTTTTGCTCAATATATAATCAGTAAAAAACAAAGTGCTACTCCTAATAGTTATACAGCAATTAAAGTAGGAGAATTAAATTTATCATTAAGTAATTGGAATTCACTTAAAGATTATAGTGAATCTTATAGTGGATTAGTTCCTGGACAAAATTATTATCTTTCATCTAATAATAGTGGCAAAATAGTTAATTTTACAACTAGCATTAAATTATTCACAGCAGTCTCAAGAACTAAAGCTTTTATTAATTTAATGTTTTCTGATGATAAAATTCAAACAAATCAAAGTATTATAAGAGAAACTTTTACTGGTACTGGATCTCAAAATATATATACATTAGCACAAATACCAACATCTATAGATACTACTACTGTTTTTATTAATGGTCTTTTTCAAATACCTGGAGATGCTTTTACTCTTAATAATAATGTAGTTACTTTTTCTGGTTTTCCACCTTTAAATTCTAAAGTTACAATTCAATATCTCAAACAATATGTTTTTACTGGTTATGATCTATATTCTACTCGAAAAGAATACTCTTTAACAATTAATAGTGAAATATCTTTATTATCATTATTTCTTACTCAAGATTCTGCTCAATATCGTTTTTTTGACATCAGTAATCCAACAATAAGCGGAACTATATCTTTAAAAAATAATGGTTTAAATGAACCATTAGTTAGAGTTGATACGAATAGTGATGATGTTACTATAATGCAAAACTCAAATAATAAATTAAATGTTTATTTAAAATTAGATAATTTAGTTTATTTTCAAAATAAAACTCTAAATACTGTTAATCTAAGGATATATAAGGAAATATAAATGCCAATATCAATATCTAGAGGAATAAATTTAAACTCAAGTGGAAATTATTCTGTATTAAAAGAAATAATTTTTAATGAACAATCAACTTTTAATAATTCTGTTATTTTTAATAATAATAATGTATCTAATGGAACAAGTACTTTTAATAGTTCAGGAACATTTAATAATGTTAATACTTTTAATGGCAATGTAAGATTTACAAATACTATTTCGATACCATTAAGTTCTGGTACTAACATGAACAATGGATCAATATGGTTAACATAAAATGCCACTTAATTATAGAAAAAATAGTATAAATTGCTCTGAAATCCAATATTATGATGATGTTAGTGAATTAAATGGTCCGGGAATATCTCAAACGAATAGAATAAATATTAGGTATAATAATAGAGATAGATATATAGGTTTATTATCTAATAATACACATGAACAATCTAGTGATTTAAATATAAGATTAAATAATGAAAACTTTGTATTAGCAAAAAGAAGTAAGTCTATAACTGATAAGAACTTAGCTTGGGGAAATGTTAAAAATCAATTAGGTACAAATAGTCAAACTTCTTTTTCATGTCTACCATCGCTAGTTTGTGGTGGAAATTTTTTTAAATGTATTATAAATAATAATGGAGCCTCCTCTCATGTTATTGGAATAACAAATAATAATACTTTATTTTCTTGGGGTTCTAATGATTATGGTCAATTAGGAAATAATGAATCTGGAAATACATCTTTAATAAATAAGTGTATTCCTGTTGCTGTGTGTTGTAATTTTTTATATTCTTTCGTCACTATTGGGGGAACTCTTAATGCAACTAATTTAGGTATAACTACAACTAATAAATTGTATGGATGGGGATATAATGGAACTCGTCTTTTAGGGAATGGGACGACGACTTCTTCTTGTGTTCCAATAAGTATATGTCCATCATTAAATTTTAGATGTGCTTGGATAGGTGGAGATGTTGCTTGGGCTTTAACAACTACTGGACAATTATATGGATGGGGAGATAATTCATCTGTGTCTGGATTTGGATTATTAGGAGATGGTGGAACTGGCGTTAGAGCAACTCCTTGTTTAATAACAGCGTTAAATGTTTGTAAATTTATTCCAAACCTTAATATTTTTAATGCAAATATAGTTAATTATATTATTGATAGTAATAACAGATTATATGCTTGGGGAACTAATGGATTAGGAACAATAGGAAATTGTTCTGCTAGTCAATATATATATACTCCATCACTTGTCTGCTCAACTTGCTTATTTACTGATGCTTTAAGTATAAATTTTAGTTCTTATGCTGTAACTTCTGATAATAAATTTTATAGTTGGGGTAGTAATACTTGTGGAAAATTAGGAAATGGTCAATTAACTGGTAGCTGTTCACCAACTTTAATTTCTGGTGGATATAATTTTTGTAAACTTATAATATCTAACTGTAATGGTTTTGGATTATTATCAGATGGGTCTTTATATTCTTGGGGAGATAATACGGTAGGACAATTAGGAATAAGTTCGTCAGGTACACACTCTTGTATTCCAGTTAAAGTTTGTGGTGGAGAATATATAGATATTACAAGTAATAGTAATTCAAGGATAACTTTTTTAACATCACCATCTACAGTTTTAGCAATAAGAAAATCTGATTCTAGATTAGTTGGTTGGGGTTGTAATTGCTGTGGAATATTAGGAAATGGTAATACTACCAATCAAAATACTCCATCATTAGTATGTTGTGATTATAAATATACATGTATAACAACTCAGAGTTGTGGATGTTATGCTTTAGGAATAAGAGATAATTATAAAATATATGGATGGGGTCTTAATAATTTTGGTTATTTAGGAGATGGAACAATTATAAATAAACTTCAACCAACACAAATATCATCTAATAATACTTTTAATTGTATATATCCATATAATACTTATGTAATTACATCAGCAGTATCATGGCCAACCGCAGAAAATTTATCACCTCCATCAGGATTGTTTTATTCATCTGATTATGTAACTCCAAGAATTTCTTCAACAGTAAATTATACACCAACTTTATTAAATGTTGGAACTGGAACTTTAACATATTCAATTTCTTCTACTTTACCATCAGGTTTAAATTTTAATACATCAACTGGTGTAATAAGTGGAACTACTCCTTCAACAACTAGTGATGTAAATTATACAGTAACAGCAACAAATAACATTGGTAGTACATCAACAACAATAAGGATTAGAATAGTCATACTTAATACAATTATGACTCTTGGTGGTGACATAGATGGTGAAGGTTACGGATTTGTCGGTTTTGATGATTCTGCTACTTCTTCTGGTGGTAGTTTAGCTTCTTCTACTTTTAGAAACGGAATCGTTAAAGCAGTTATTGCTTCTGTTGATAGTTATGGAGCAACTTTTTATGGTATAGGAATGACCATATCTTATTCAGCAAGTAATAATGACAATGCTAGTTTTAAACGAATAATTTGGAATGGAGTTACTTACTTAAGGAGTTCATTAGTTTATTCAACTGATGGTTCTACATACTCTAATTGGAGTAGTAATGGTGGAACACCTCCATTTGATTTAGGAAATTTTATTGGAACTGGAGTACCAGCAACAACTCCTTTAATAATTGAATAAAATTTTAATTTTTATATAATTATTTAAATCACACTATTTTTTTATAAAATAATATTATGGAAAACAATATTATTATACAACTTAATGGTGGTGTTGGAAAACATATATCTTTTACATCCTTACTTCCTTTAATAAAAGAAAAATATCAGAATATTTATATTACTACTCCTTATGCTGATCTTTATTTAGGTAATCCTTACATTACTAAAATAAACCCTATAATGGATAAAAATTTTTATAAGAACATAATTCTTAAAGATTCAACTAAAATAGTTATGACTGATCCATACGATGTTCAATCTTTTATAAAAAAAGAAAAACATCTTCTAGAAATTTGGGGAGAATTATGTGAAGTTGAGATTAAAAATGGTATGAATTTAAAACCAGAAATTTTTATGAGTGAAAATGAAAAATTTAATGTAGATAAAGTCGTTAATGAAATTAAAGAATCAACTAATAATAAATTTATTTTAATTCAATTAAATGGTGGTCAAAGTCCTCATAATTTTGAACAAAATGGAGCGCAAGAGTTTTCATTTTTTAATGAAGGATCTAAGAGACATTATCCATTTGATTATTATGTTCAACTCATTAAAAAAATTAAAGATCGTTTTCCAGAACATACAATTATTAGATATGGATTAATGAATGAACCAATTCCTTATGAAATAGGTAAAATGGTTGCAACAATGCAACCAGCGGTTCACTATAAAAACTATTATTGGTTATCACAATATGCTGATTATATTATTTGCATAGATTCTTCTCTTCAACATATGTCTGCTGGTGTTAAATCAGCAATCGTTATTTGGGGAGATACTAAACCAGAACATTTTGGATATTCTATACATCATAATTTAGTAGAAAAAAATGAAGATACAATGGCATATTGTAGACCTTTTGGTGAAAGTAATCAAGAAGTTAAATTCCCATCTCCAGAAAAAGTTTTATATGCTATAGAAAAATATAATTAAAAAACATATTAAATATTAAATATATTATATATGCCAATAACGCTAAATAAAAAATTCATTGTTGAATTACAACAATTATATGATAATTATATGGAAACATATAATGGCATTTATGTTAATGATTGGATAACTGGATCAGCATCTGCAGCTGTACCATGGAGTAGTATAGCAGTAAATGAATCCACTGGACATATGATAGCTGTTAGTAATAATAATACAAATACTGTAGCAAATAATTTTGCTTACTCAGATAATGGTGGATTAATTTGGATAAATTTTAATAATAGTACAACTCCATCAAGTAATTCTAATTCAGCCTGGAAAGGAGTTGCTTTTGGTAATGATATTTTTGTTGGAATATCATCTAGTGGAACTACAACTAACGTATCTAAAATATTTTTTTCTAATAAAATAAAACCAATTACAACAAATGATTTTTCATATATTAATAATACTAACAATAATAATTGGGAAGTAATAACTTACGGAAATGGATATTTTGTTGCTGCTGCTAGTAGTGGTACTAATCGTGTAATGACTAGTAAGAATGGAAGTACATGGTCATATTTTAATAGTGCTGATTCATTAGCATTTAAAGCAATTACTTATAGTGAAAAATTAAAAAGATTTGTTGCAATTACAAATTCTGGTGGAGCATATTCAAATTATAATGGTCAATCATGGGCAACTACTACGTTACCTAGTGGAACATGGAATTCAGTAATTTGGAGTTCTAAATTAAATATATTTGTAATGGTAGGTAATAGTGGAGTAACAGCTACATCTAGTAATGGAATAACTTGGATTTTATCAACTTTAACAATACTTTTAACTTTAACATCAGTTACATGGTCACAAGAATTAGAAATCTTTGTTGCAATTTCTAATTCAACTACTTTAGGAACTAAAAAAGTAATTACATCTATTGATGGCACTAATTGGATTTTTAGAGAAACTTCTTCGTTAGATGCTACTTTTAGCACTATAATTTGGAATAGATTTTTTGGAACTTTTATTTCATTAGCAAATGGTGGAACTAATAGAATTATATTAACTAGAGCATTAGGTGATAATACTTTATTAGAAAGAAATAATTATTTAGCACCTATAAATGATTTTCTATATAATTTTAATTATACTATTCCTAAATTATATACTACAGTAGGTAAATCAAATAAAATATATCCAATTATAAATGAATCAAGAAGATTTAATTTTTCAATTTTTAATGATGAAATAGAGGATGCTATAAATAATCTTTTTCCAAAAGGTTTAACTTTAGATAAAAATTCAGGAGAAATAATTGGAACACCTACAGTTGCTCAAGAATTAACAACTTATAGGATATATGCTATATCAGAAGTTGATAATCGAAAAATATACTCTGATCTACAAATTCTTGTTGCTAATAGTGAAATTGAAATAACTAATTTTAATTATTCTGAAACGTCTTTAATTAAAGATAGGAGTGATAATAATATTTTTTTAGTTCCTTCTTATGATTCTGGTACAAATATAAGTTATTCTATTTCTCCATCAGCTCCCACTGGTTTATTATTAGATGTTGATTCTGGAATTATAAGTGGTTCTTTATCAACAAATTTTGCTGAAACTGAATATACAATAACTGCTAGTAATACATTAATCGGTAAAAATAAAACATTTAAAATAAAAATTACATCTAATGTTTTAAATTTTAAATTAAGAGCTGAACAAATTGAAATTATAGATTCTAGTGCAATTATAGAAGGTAGAAAAGAAGAATTATTTGATTATAGTTTAGGTTACATTTCTAAAAATTCTTATTGTAATAAATTTTATGGTAAAAATAAAGGATTATTATCTAAAAATTTCTTTTTTGATCGTAATAACAATTTTCTTCCTAATTTAATTAAAAGTATTATAACATATTATAGAATAAGAAAATCAACAAATACTACTTATGAAAATTTTCTAATTTTAGAAATAAAAGGAGATTTAAAAACTGGTAATCCAGTTATTAATTGGACTAAATTAATTTTTAGAGGAAATATATTTTTAAAAAGTACAGCAGAAGTTTTTTATGATTCTTCTACAGATTCTACAATTTATAAATTTAATCAATCTTTTAATCCTAATTTTTTTCAAAATGAATTAACCGAAATTATTATTAATAATACGTGAGTTTAAAAAATGCCAATTAAATTAAATCAAACATTACCAACTAATCAAGAATCAACTTATAATAATGATGTTAAAACATATAGTGGTTTTTATTTTGATACTTTAGGAACAAAAGCAGCTGCTGATTCTCCTTGGACTAGTATTGCTATTAATGAAAGTGATGGTCATATGTTAGCTGTTAGTAATACTGCTGCAACAACTGGAACAAATGCATTAGTATATTCAAGTAATGGTGGAGAAACATGGACAAATATTACATTAACAAGTGGTACTAATAACTGGAAAGGTATAACTTTTGGGGCAGGAAGATTTGTCGGAGTAACTGCGTCTGGTAGTACAACATCAATGAGAGTTTTATATTCTAGTGGAACTAATCAAGCAGTACCTACATTAACAACTGATTTTTCATTTGCGACTTCGGGGATAGAAAATAATAATTGGGAAGCAATAACTTATGGAAACGGATATTTTGTTGCTGTTGCTAGTAGTGGTACGAATCGTGTAATGATAAGTTTAAATGGAGTTATTTGGATAAGTATAAATTCATCTATATTCAATAATGTTTCATGGGATTCAATAGCATATAGTCCAGAATTAAGAAGATTCGTAATTGTTTCTAATGACGGATCAGGAAGAATAGCATATTCTAATTTTAATCCAAGTTTTTCTAGTTCTTGGTTCTTATCATCTAATATTACATCTGATCTAGTTACAATAAATTTCAGACTTAATACTGTTATATGGTCATCTAAATTAAAATCATTTATTGCAGCTGGAAATAATGGAAAAATAATTAGTTCATTAGATGGAATTACTTGGACTACTGTTGCTTTTAATGGAACTAATAATTTTCAATCAATAATTTGGAGTCAAGAATTAGAATTAATAGCATTAATTGCAAGTACAGGTACAGGAACAACTTTGGCATTTACTGGTCATTCTTTATCTTCAACAGATTCTAATATTTGGACAGCAAGAAATTTATTAAATGCAAATACATGGACAACTGGAATTTGGAATAGAAAGTATGGAAGTTTTGTAATTTTATCTAGTAATGGTACAACAAATACTAGAATTTTGGTTTCTAGAATTTCTGGAAAAAATCATTTTCTAGAAAAAAGATATTATTATGATTTAATAGAAAATTCAAATTTATTGACTTTTAATTATTATAACTCTTCAATAAGAACATCAATTGGAAGCTTTTTTAATACTTTTCCAATATTAAGTGAATTAAATAATTTTATTTTTTCTTGCGATGAATCTTTACCTACAGGAATTACATTAAATTCTTTTACTGGAGAAATTAATGGAACCCCTACAGTTGCTCAAAGTAATAAAACATATAAAATTTTAGCAACATCTGGTAGTCAAGTAATTTTTTCAAATGTAAGTATTTACATTTCAAATACTATGGAATCAATTTCAAATTTAGAATATTCTAATGATAATATTATCATTGATTTAATAGATGAAATAAATTTATATCCAATAATTAATCAAGGAACTGATTATACTTTTAGTTATTCAATAATTGGTGTAAGTAATTCTAATTCTTTTCCTTATGGAATAAACTTCAATACATTAAATGGATTTATAAGTGGAATACCAACCACTGTTCAACCTAATGTAGCATATAGAATTACAGTTCAAAATTCATTAAATTCTGTTCAAAAAATTATAAATTTAACAGTAAGAGTTTTAAATACAGTTATTCAAGGTGGAGATTTAAGAGGAGATATATCAACAGAAGGTGAATGGTTAGGATATGTTTCTTATTTTTATAACAATCCAAATATTATTGGTGGAAAAATAGAAAAAAATTATTTTTACGATAATAATGCTAAAATGGTTTTTAATAACATTTTAACATTAGCAACAAGAAGAATTTTTTATAAAGAAAATGAAATTTTATATTATAAAAAAGAATTAATTTTTACTGTAGTAGGAAATTATACTTTAAATATTTTACAATCTTTAACTCTAAATTCATATACTTTTTCTTTTTCTAATGCTACAAAACAATTAGATGTTAATGGAAACACTCAATTTATTTGGCTTGTAGATGATTTAATAAATTATTTTCCTATAAAAGATAATATTTTTTATATTACAGGAATTAATTCATTAAACATATCAGCCCCATCAGCATTAAATTATACTCCTTCAACCATAACTCCTTTTGTAGGAAGTAGTATTTCATCTACTCCAGTTCTTACTAATGGATATTCAATAGATTATTCTATTTCACCTCAATTACCACTAAATTATTTATCTATTAATGAAATTAATGGAAATATTTCTGGAACTACATTACCATATTCTAATGATATAACTTATACTATAACCGCTAGAAATACTTCTGGTTCTACCTCTACAACTTTTAGAATAAGAAATATATATTCTAATTCAAGCATAAATACTGGATATAATAATATTAATAACATTAAAAAAGAAGGTTTTATTAATTCATCTATAGGTTCGATAATTAATAATTCGTTCGGATCATATGTTATTGAATCAATTTATTATGAATGGTCTACTAGTGGACCTTCATTTTCTTTTATAATTTCTGGAGGATATTTCTTTCCAGAAATAATTTTAAAATCAATAAAAATTGGACTTCAAAGTGATTCAACTAAATTTATTGTTAATAATTCAACTTATAATTCTGGAACAGGAAGAGGATATAATTACTCTAATTATTCTAACTATGAAATTAATAATAAAAAATATACAAAATGGACATGGAATTTTCCTGGACCATTTCAATCAGGAATACAATCAATTTCTGATTATGGATGGATATTAAAATACATACCAGATAATTTACAAGAACCTTATAATAATTATGCAAATAATTGGATTACTAGAAATAATCCTACTACATCATTTTGGGGAAATATAGGTAATTTAGTTTATAGTAGAGAATTAAATATTTTTGTTGCTTTTAGTGGTACTCAAACTACTTCTATTAATTCATCTAATCCAAACTTTAAAATAATTAATAGTATAGATGGAGTTAATTGGAATTATGCTCAATCACTTGAGTTTATAGATGAATTTAATCCGAATGATCCTCAAAATACATCATATGGATTTAATTGTGCTACTTGGAGTCCAGAATTAGGAATTTTTATCGCTATAGGAAGAATTTCAGGTTGGACAGTTGAAAATCAAAATTATGATAAGCCATTTTTTATATATAGTTCAGATGGTATTAATTGGAAAAAAGCAAATGTTGCTTCTAATATTCAATTAAATTATTTCGACTCTATTGCTTGGAGTCCAGAACTAGGAATTTTTATTATTATAGGTGTTGGTAATAATACTATAATTAGTTATGATGGAAAAAATTGGTTGGCTGGTACAAAACCAGTTTCTACTGGTACTTCAAATTTTTGGAGTTCAATTATTTGGAGTTCAGAATTAAATATGTTTGTTATTGCAGCAAGAAGATTTGATAATCTCATAATGTATAGTTATAATGGAATTGATTGGAATTTTAGTGATTCATTATATGTAAGCAGTAGTGCTTGGCGTAGTATTACTTGGAGTCCAGAATTAAATCTTTTTGTTGCTATAAGTGTTGCTGATAATAAAATTATAAAAAGTTCAAATGGAATTAATTGGACAATATCTAATGTTACATTTAATGGTTCAAAAATAATATGGGTTTCACAGTTAAATTGTTTTATAGTCTTAGATAACAATAATGCTAAGGTAATTATTAGTGAAGATGCAATAAGTTGGACTGCTTATGATGTTTCAACTACTTTATTTTCTATTGATTTTAATCCAGAATTAGGACTCCTAGTTGCTGCTGGAGGAAACACTACGATTTCAAATCAGATTTCAAATTATTATTATATTGGAGAATACGCTTCAAAAAAAATCAATATTTTTATTGAATAAAAAAAAGCTTAAGAATTAAAAATATATTATATGTCAATAAAATTAAATCAAAATCTAATAAATATTAAAAAAAATTTATATGATAATCATATAAAAACATTTACTGGATTTTATTCTGATAGTTGGAATTCATCAATATCAACTCCCTCTAGTACAAGTTGGAGTACATTAGCAATTAATGAAGATGGATTAATTTTTGTCATCTCTTCAATTGCAGCAATTATAAATTATTCTAGTAATGGTGGAAATTCTTGGAGTTCAATATCTGTAGGTTCAACATCAATGAGAAGTATTGCATACAGTAAAGAATTAGCAAGATTTGTTGTAGTAGGAAATAATTTTGCAATGTATTCAAACAAAAAAAATCCAATTGCTGCTGGAGATTGGATTACAACTGGATTTAGAACTCAGATTGAACCTGGTAATATAACAAATGGATTTCCAGCTCTTAATTGGGAAGATATTGTATATGAAGGTGGTTTATTTATTGCTGTATCGAGTACAAGAATCAGCCAACTATTGGATTTAAAAAGAATAATTATCTCTAGAGATGGAATAAACTGGAGATTAGATACTGCTCCAAGTTCAGTTTTTAATTTGAGTCCTACATGGAAAACTATTACTTATGGAAATGGAACTTTTATCGTAGCAGCTAATAGTATAACTGGAATAACTTCTTCAAGAATTATATATTCTAATAATGATGGGAACACTTGGGGTAGTGCTAGAAATGATACTTTAGTTAAAGCTAATAATGCTTGGCAAGATTCAACATATTCTCCAAAATTAAATTTATTTATATTAGTTGCTAACTCTGGTTCTCATAGATTAATATACAGTAGTGATGGACAAAATTGGATTAACGATGGTATTTCTGCTTCAATTAATACTCTTGCATTGACCTCAGTATCATGGAGTCCAGAATTAGAGATGTTTATTGCAGTAGCATCTGGTTCTAGTTCACCTATATTTATAACATCAAGCGATGGTAAAAATTGGACACTAAGATCTTTAACTAGCAGTTTTAATAATAAAACAATGTCAGGAATTATTTGGAATAAAAAACATAATAATTTTATTGGATGTTCTAGTGCGACTGCTGGAACAAGTAATATATTTAATACTAGACCTCTCGGAATTAATTCTCTTCAAATTTCATTAGATCGTTATTTTAATAAAACAATAATAACTGAATTTTCATACTTAAAAGAAAATGAAAGTGAAATATCTTTTGTTATTAATGCTGATTTTGGAATTAGTCCTATAATTAATGTTAATATTCATAATATTTATACAATAGATATTCCTTTTCCTTCTGGAATTAATCTTAATCCAACTAATGGAGTAATTTATGGTAAATATTCTAGTATAGAAAAAATCAGTAGAGTAATTACAGTTTTTAATCAATCAACTGGTGAAAGTTTTAAAACAGAAATAACAATATCTTTTACTGTTGGTAAAATAACTATTGATTCATTTTATTATTATATTAAAGGTTCTGGAGATTTTTCTGAAAAATATAGTTTTATTATTGATGATCCAAATAATATAACCACTTTTGAACCAAAAGTAGATTCTACAGGACCTTATGAATTTAGATTATTAAATTCAAATTTCGAACCAGATGTTTTTGAATTTAATAGTTCTAATGGAATATTTAATATTAATCCTCAAAAAATAAAAACTGGTGGAACATATTCATTTGAAGTATTTGTGGATAATCCTAACGATACTTCAAAAATAATAACATCAACAATTTTAGCTCTTAGAAGAATTCAAACAAGTTTTGTTAGTAATTCGTCAACTAAAAGTTATACATGGTTTAGAAAAGAAACTCGTTACAGATTTGAATTATGGACTGAATTTGGAGTAATTCAATTATTTCCATACGAAGTAACATTATATATAGATGTAAATACTTATAAGACCACTCTTAATTCAAGTTCAATAACTCCTAGTAATATAATAATTAATGATAAAACTTATAGATTTATTTCAATAAATTTTACAAAAAACATAAATGGAGCATCTCCTCCTGGATATACTCCATTGAATGGAATGGAATGGCTAGAAGTTGGAAATTTTTTAGATATTGTTATACAAGGACCTGATAGTATTAGTCAAACTAATTTTTTTAGTACCATAGAAATATTAGGTACAACCTATAGTGTTTCTGGTTTTTCAATTTTAGAATTAGGTTCAAAAACATATAACTATAGATACATACTATCAGATATACCTTCTCAAACAAATCAAACCTATGGAGTAGTGATAAGAACATGAAAAAAATAGTAATAGATAAAAATAATTTAGTTATTTCTACAGGAATTGATATTTATAATGAAAATTATAATAATGAAAATTTGATTAAAGTAATAGTTAATGAAGATACATATGGATTTTATTATATTAGAAACACTAATGATAATAATTATAGAATATTAGAAGTAGAATCTTTACCAGATGATTATCAAAATTTTAAATATATTTATAGTGATGATAATTATAATTTAAATTCAAATTATGATCAATAATTTTAAATAGGATAATAAAATAATTATATGGGATTAACAAAATTAAATTTTGGTGAAATTCAAAATGTAACTGAAACTGCTAATGAAATAAAAATAAATACTAATATAAATTTTAAAGAACAAATATCTATACCTATAATAACTCCGTCAGAAGATTTAGATGGCGCAATTTGGGTAGATCCTACTACAGCATCTTTTAAATCTAAAATAAACTTAGTAAATTATACTAATTCTTTTAAAACAGATTTAAATAGTATTGTTTTTTCTTCTCCTAATACTATTTCTCTAGGTGGAAATACTGGAATAGTTAATGATCTAGTTGTGTCTGGAACAAATACTGTCCTTAATGTTAGATCAAACTCTTTTGGAACTGCTCAATGGTCAATTTTAGAGGTTCAAGGAAATCTTACTATTGCATCTGGTTGTATAGTTAATCTTATCAGAACTCCTCTCATAGTAAGAGGAAATATTTTAGGTAGTGGCACAATTATTTCTCCTGATGGAACCAATGGTGGAGCTGCTGGTGTAGGTGGTCCAGGAGGAACAGGGGGAAGTGGCGGACTTCTTTTTACTCCTACTCCTGCAGGTACTGCTTCTCCTTCTACTTGGCCTAATGGTGCTGGTGGATCAGCTATATCTATGCCAGTCGAATATGGTGTTTCTAGTGGTAGTGGTGGTCCAGGAGGTAGAGGAACAGCTGGTGGAGGTGGAGGATCTTCTAGTAATATTTCAATGGATAATGGTCAATATTTTGGACCTAGTTTTCCAGGAGGTAGTAGTGGAAATGGAAATGTTGGAGGGAGTGGTTATAGTTATAATGGTCCACATTCTACATTTCCTATGTATGCTTATGGTGCTGGTGGAGGAGGAGCAGGTGGTGTTGGACAAAATGCTACATATACATTAGGAAGCGGGTTGATACCAAATAGGTCAGGCGGTTCAGCATCTACAGGAATTTCTGGTACTAATGGTGGATCTGCTGGAACTTTATCTACTCCTTACACTGGTATAGGTACTCCTAGTACTAATTCATTAGGTAGTGCTGGTACTTCTGGTGGAGCAGGTGGTACTGGTAAAGTAGTAGGATTAGATTATTGGGGAAATTATCTTTATTATGATGGAATAGAATACGGTGAAGGATATTCTGCAGGATATTCTAATGGATTACCTGGATCACCTGGTGGAAGTGGTGGTAATGGTGGAGCAGGAGGTGGAACTGGTGGAGCTCATCTTTCTATTTATGCTGCTGGAACAATATCATCTTCTATAAAAATTAGGCCAGGTAAAGGTGGACTAACAGGTGGAACCACTTCTCTTCCTAGAGCTCAAACTGGATCAGCTTGGTTATTTACAATTAATAATACTAGTCCAGTTGATATAGATTTAACAGGTGGTTCAGGAAATCCATCTGGTACATCAGGAATGTTAACTAGAATTCTTACATCTAATGCATCTGGAACTAGTGATTTTTTTACTCAAATTTTATTTGAACCAAATGGAATTACACCAGCAAAAACAAAAATATACTTAACTTCTTAAAAAGGTAATTAATTATGGCTCTTACAAAATTAAATTTTAATGAAATTGAAAACGCTAGTGAAACTAGTAACACTATAAATATTAATAAAACAACAATATTAAATCAAGAAGTTATTTTACCAACTAAAACACCTACAGTTAATGAATCTAATGGAACAATTTGGGTAGATTCAATATCTAATAATTTAAAAATAAAAGTTAATTCAGTAATTTATGATTTATCTCCTCAAATAGATTATAATAACATATCTGTTTCTACTTCTAGTGTTATTTCTCTTAATGGAAGTACTGGAGTAATTAATAATTTAACTATATCAGGTAGTGGAACAGTTTTAGAAATTAGGTCTAGTGCTATTGGTGGAGCACAATGGTCTAATTTAGAAATATTAGGTAATTTAAACATCGCTAGTGGAACCACTTTAAGATTAACGAGAGTACCACTAATAGTGAGAGGATCTATAATTGGTAATGGTACTATTACTTCTCCTGATGGGACCAATGGTGGAGCTGCTGGTGTAGGTGGTTCAGGTGGAACTGGTGGCTATAATGGATATTACATGAGTAATAATGTAACTCCAGGAACTGGTACTGGTCAACCAGGAACTAATTCACCTTCAACTTGGCCAAATCAAAATGGTGGATCAGCTATATCTATGCCAGTCGAATATGGCATTTCTAGTGGTAGCGGTGGTCCAGGTGGTCGAGGAACAGCCGGTGGAGGTGGTGGTGGACATAGATATTCTTCTTATAATTCTACAGCAACTTCTGGTGGATCATCTGGTAATGGAAATCCAGGTGGTGGTGGTTATAATGAAAGACCAGAATCTAGTTATTATCTTATAATGATAAGTGGTGGAGGTGGAGGAGCAGGTGGTCCTGGAACACCCGGTTCTGGTTCTACTCCACTTAGTATACCACCTGGTGGTCCTGCTGCTACAGGGATTTCTGGAACTAATGGTGGACCTGTTGGTGTCTTATCTACTCCTTATACTGGTATAGGTACCCCTACATCTTCTATGTCAGGTACTTCTGGAACTAGTGGCGGAGCAGGTGGTAATGGTGGTAGATATAATACTTGGTATGCACCTACAAGCGATGATTTACCTACTAATGGTTCACCAGGTGGTGCTGGCGGAAATGGTGGAGCAGGTGGAGGAACAGGAGGAGCACATCTTTCTATTTACTCAGGTGGACCAATATCTACTTCTATAAACATTAGAACTGGTAAAGGCGGATTAACAGGAGGAAGCACCTCTCTTCCTAGAGCTCAAACCGGATCTCTTTGGTTATTTACTCCTACAGGATCTGAAACTATATCTGGAATTGATTTAACTGGTGCTAGTGGTACTCCTACTGGACCTAATGGTGTTTCTAATAGATATGCAATCAGTAATTCTACTGAAGTTTCTAATTTTTTTACTGGAATATTATATGAAGCAAGTGGTGTTACACCAGCAAAAGTAAAAGTAGCAATAACTTATCCATGAAAGAAATTAAAAAACCTTATAATGTATATTTAACAATAAAAGAAGATGGAAATGAAGATTTAAAATTTATTCAAGGTATTTATGAAGAACCTTATAAAAAATATCTTGGATTATATGTTTTAACTGATGATGAAGTTAAATTTCCTTTATTAGATTTTAATACTGGACAAATATCATTAAATGAATCATTAAAAAAACAAGATGATAGAAAAAGAGCAATAGAAAGTTTAGAAAATTATTATAAAGAAAATCCAGAACAAGATAATAATTTATCTATACCTGTAAAAAATGATTCTTTTTTATTTTTAAATTTAAATGAAGATACTTATATATTTGATTTTAAATTAGAAGATCAAATAAATATTATGAGTCAAATTATTTTAAATTTTGAAAAAATAAAATTAAAATGTATTAAAAATAATGAGGATAAACAATATATAGAATTTTCTTTAAAAGAAGCTAAAAACATATATTTACTATTATATAATAATTTAAAAGATAATAAGTAGGTTAATCATGGATAATTATTATGAATTAGAATCACCAATTAAGTATAAACATAAAAATAATAAAGATATAATAATTTTTAAAAATGTTATTAATAAAAACGATTGTGAATTCATAATTGATACAATTGAAAAACGTTGTAAATGGGAAGATGCAAAAACATTTGGAAATGTAGAAGATTATCGTAAAACACAAATAATTTATTTAACACAAATTTTTGGAGTTCATTCTGAATTGTTTAAAGCTCACTCAATTCTTGGATATGCTTTTAAAACATGCATAGAACAATTAATGAAAATTTATAAATATACTTATAATAATGAAGTTACTACTCATTTCAGATATAATGGAGATGAAGGATTTCAGATTTTAAAATATGAAGGAAATAATTATTATAAAGAACATGTGGATGGTGGTTTTAATTTAGAAGTTAAAAGATCTGTTTCTTTTATATTTTATTTAAATGATAATTTTAAAGGTGGAGAAACATATTTTCCAAGACAAGATGTTACTATTTCTCCTTCAATAGGAGATGTACTCGTTTTTCCATCTGGTTATACTCATCCTCATGAAGCAAAACAAATAACTGAAGGAATAAAATATAGTGCTGTTATCTGGAGTTATTAAAAAAAAATTTTTTTATATATATACATAAAAATAAATTATGGCTCTTACTTCAATTGATTTTTCTCAAATAGAAAACATAGATAATACACCTACTGGTATAAATATCAATAAAGCAGTAAAATTTAATCAACAATTAGCGATATCTAGTGTTCCTCCGCAACAAGAAAATACTACTAATATTTGGTTCAATAAAAGCACTGAAGAATTAAAAATAAAAATAAATAATTTTACTTATGATTTGAAACCTAGTGAAGCTCTTAATAGTATTTCTATTGGAACTAATACAACATTTAATTTAAATGGAAAAAGAGGAATTGTTAATAATTTTACTATTACTGGAACTAATACAGTAATAACTGTAAGAGGTGGTAATTCTAATGATTGGTCAATATTAGAAATTCAAGGAAATTTAACAATACCTACAGGTTGTACTTTAAATCTTATAAGAACTCCACTCATAGTGCGAGGAAATATCGTAGGTGGAGGAACTGTTACTTCTCCTAATGGTGTTAATGGTGGATTAGGAGGTGTAGGTGGTCCAGGAGGAGCAGGCGGAACAGGGTTAGGTGGTTTTCCAGGAATTCCTGGAACTGCTCCATACGCTGGAGCTGCACCAACTCTTGGATCTCCAGGATGGACTAATGGAACTGGCGGATCAGCATCATCTATGCCAATCGAATATGGTATTAATAGTGGTAGTGGTGGTCCAGGTGGTCGAGGAACAGCTGGTGGAGGAGTTGGAGGAGCAATATATTATGATCCAAATTTTGGGCAACGCACAGAATGGTTTGCTACTGGAGGATATTCTGGTAACGGAAATCCAGGAGGAGATGGATATTTATTAGCAGGCGGAGGAGGTGGAGGAGCAGGTGGTGGAGGAACTTCTGTTGGTTCTCCTACTCAAACAGGAGGTTCTGGTGGTCCTGGAGCCTGGGGAACATCTGGAACATCAGGTGGATCTGCTCAATCATTAACAATTAATTATATTGGTATAGGAACTCCAAATAATAATAATATAACTGCTCCTAGTCAAGGTTCACCAGGAGGTTCTACTTTTGGTGGAGCAGGAGGTCAAGGAGCGTCTTATTCAGGAGGAATACAAGATCCAACAATTTTTGGTTCACCTGGACAAACTGGTGGTAGAGGTGGAGATGGAGCTCCTGGTGGTTCTACAGGAGGAACTCATTTAACTATCTTTTGTATAGGAACTATTGATGCTACTACTATTTTTAAACCAGGGAAAGGTGGAATTAATGGAGGATTATCAAATGGACCTAAAGCTCAAACAGGATCTCTTTGGTTATTTAGTCAATACGGTACTAATTTATCTCCTAATGCTAGCGTAATTGATTTAACTGGAATCGGACCATCACCTAGTGGTTCTGCTGGTACATCTAATCGAATATCTATTTCAGATACTCCAAGTGTAAATTCTTTTTTTAGAGATATTTTATATAACAGTAATGGCTCTACTCCTGCAAAAAGTGTAATTGTTTTAACTCTTTAAAATTTTATACATGTTTAAAATTTTTTATAAATAAAAAAAAAAGATAATTTTTTACTTAAAAAATAAAAAATATTATAATTACTTTAAGGATTTAAAATGGATTTTAAAGAAGTATTAACTATTATAAATATTTTAAATATTTGCGTAGTTCCTTTAATATTACTATCAATGAAATATATTATTAATCAAGTTTCAAAAGAAAACGTAGATGAATTAAGAAAAGAAATTGATCGTAAAATTTATAAAATTGAAGAACAATCTGAAAGTAATAGCACTAAATTAGATGTAAAACTTCAAAGAATAGAAGAAAAATTAGATCGTTTTATTGGTGAAACCCACAATGTACTTCAAGAAAATCGAATTAAAATTGCAGAAGTAGAGAGTACTAAAACAGTTTTAAATATTTTAGATCGTGAAGTAGAAAGTAATAAAAGTGAAATTAAAAAAATTGAAAGTTCATTACATCAAGAATTTAGAGAAGGTTTAGTTAGAGTTCATAATCGTTTAGACGAAATAGTTAGAAGTATTGGTACTAAATAGGTTATTTTATCACTGTTTAATTCTATATATAAAATTATAAAATTAGTATTAAGGTCTAACCAGGGCTAAGAGATTAGCATTAAAAATAGCATAATCATACTATTTATAAATTTTTAATTTTAAATCCTAATATCTTTTATCAAATAATTTTTTAGATAATTTTATTAATTTATTTTGAAAACCAAATGGGTCATCTTTTTCTTTTAAAAAACGTTCGTGTCTTTTTTCTAATTCATCTACAATTTGCGATGAAAGAGTTATATATTCACTTTTTAATTTATATGCCCAATTATAAGGATCCTCTTTTCTAATTTCTCGAAGGAGTTTTAATTGTTTTTCATCTGATAACTGTTTAATTGAATTAATATTATATTCAGAATTTTTATTTATTGCTTTATCATCAGTAAATAATCTACCATCGTCTTCTGAACGATTAAGAGTAATTGGTTTATAAACATCATCTATTGGATCAATTATATCAAATATTTCTTTTTTAAAATAAAAATGATTCCAAACGCCTTGAGCTTGATCAGACATAGAATCTCTATCTGATATTAAAACATTATTATTACTAAAATATCCAAGAATAGGATATAAAATATTTCTTCCAGAAACATCATTTCTTACAACGGTTAAATTAACGAATGATCCTTGAAAAGGTATTGGTTCTTTAATTCTATCAACATTAGAAATTATTCCATAAAATAAAATTGGAAATATATAATCTTTTTCTAAGTTATATAAATCATCCATTAATAAATTATCATAACCGATAACTATTATCATTTTATTTACAGTATGAACATATAATCCTATATTAGGACTTTTATCTATTAATTGATTTAAATTAGTAAAATTTTTAATTTTTTTTATTTTAGGTTTTAAAATAACTAAACTTGGTTTATCTGAGTAATCTACTCTTGAAAAAACGTTATCAGATAAATTAAGTTTATTTTTTTCACTTACATTTCCTTTACTATTTTTAACATAAAAATCATAATCTGAATTCATATCTAATTTTAAATCATTTCTTATAGTTTGTATGATTTTATCTTTTCGATGATCAGCATATAATTCTAATTGACTATAAGTAAATAAATCTAAATTATCATATTTTTTTAATAAAGATTCAGTTTGTTTTTTATCTAATAATTGTTTATAAATGTAAAATTGATTTATTTGTATAAAATCATTATAATTTTTTGAAGAAAAATAGCTGAATAAATTCATATAAATTATTTTTATGTTTTTATAATAAAAAGATATTTTTATTTTTAAAATACATAAAAATAAGATATGGAGAAAAAATAATATGGATTTTTTAATTGGATTATTTGAAAAAACTTTTGATATTTATTTTATATGTTTAATTATTTTTGGAAATAATTTTCTATGGGGTTTAGGAATTTATTCTAAATTAATTGAAAAAGTAAAAAAAGTTTATTTAACAGCTGTTAATAGTATTTTATTAGGTGTTTTATACTATTTTGCAATTAAATATTTAGGAAATGATGATTTAGAAGTTAAATCACTTTTAAATTCATATTTTTTGAGTACATCACTTTACGAATTAGGTTTAAGAGATGTAATTGATTATTTAAAAGAAAATGGTTCTAAAATTTTAATTAATAAAATAAAAAGCAGTACTGGTGATACTAATGGAAATGCTAACTAATAATAAAGTTAAATTTATATTAGGAGTATTAATTTTATCTGGATATATAACTTATAAAGTTTTATTCAAAGAAGATTTACATCAAAAATTGGAGTTTTATAGATGAATATTAATTTAGATTTTCTAATTCCTATTAGAGATGCTATTTTTAATTTTCTAAAAGAAAATAAAACTAAAATCATAATTGGATTTTTAGTTTTATTTTCTTTTTATAGTATTTTTAATCAATATTTTACTACTTGTCATTCTTTTCATTATAAAGAAAGTGTAAAAAAAGAGGTAATTAAAGCTAGTTATCGCAGTGACATGAATTTTTTAGAATGTATTGCTGAACAACATTCTTGTATTTATAAAAATTTAAAATCAGAAAATAATTTTAATGAAATAATTGAAGGGTGTGGAGATGAAAACTATTGTTCTAATCCTAATGCTACTATTAAGTAACTGTAGTACTTCAGAAAAGATTACTAAGTATAATCCTAGTTTTAATGTTGGTTGTTCTAAAATAGTAGAAAGTAAAGATCGTCTTTTATGTATTTCTAAAATGATTAAACAATTAGAAGATATTAGAAATTCTAAAATAATTATTGTAGAAAAGAAAAAAATTGAAAGAGTAGATCAAAGATATTCTTTATTTAATACCACTTATTGTTTTTCTGATGTAGAAGAAAAAGAAAAATATCTTTGTTTTGATTCTGAAAGAGAAGAGTATGATCCTACTTTAGCAGGAATAGTAATTGACTATTCTACTAAAATAGGCGCTGGTTTTATTATAGGTATTGTGACGGGAGTTGGGATTGTGAAGTAAAACTTATTATATCTCCTACTGACATAATAACTTTTTTTCCATCACGCATATAAAATAATTCTTTTTGAATAGAATACTTTTTAAATTTATTAACACTCGATTTTAAACGCTTTAAACAGCCAGGATTATAATTAGGACTAATCCAATTATAGTTCGACTGTTTCGGATCACCTTGCTTTAATTCATCATAATGGAAAACTATTTTTTTAGCTTCTATTACTTCTTGTTTCTTTTCTTTACTCACTTAAATTACCTCATCTATAGTTTTTTTTATAAAATATTCAGTTAGATTATCACCGTGTTGATAACCTTTTTTTATTAATTCCTGCGATAATTTTTCAGATTCAAAATGTGTTTTTGAATTATATTTTAAACTTTTATAATTACAAAAAAATATTTCTCCACCTAATGTAATAATTCTTTTAGCTTCATTTAAATAACGACAATCACTAGTTACAATTAAAGATTCATTTTGAATTGATTTTTCCCAAGCATCAACCCAAATATTTTCATCTATTATATGTCTTGCATAATTTCCTAATTGCAGTAAATCTCTTCCTGTAACGCTTGGAAACATACCTATTGAATTCCAATGAGAATCTTTAAATAATTCATACTTTTGATGATCTATATTTTTTATTTTTAATGTTTTAAATAAAATTTTCTTTAAAGCATCAGCAAAATTAATTAGTTTATATCCTTGTTCAACATACTTATTAGATTCATAATCTTTTCCAGAACCAATTACACCACAAAAAGCAACTATCTTTTTCATAATAACCTTAATCCGTTTATTTATTATTATATCATAATAAATAAAAAATGTTTAATCTAGATTTAATTTTATGCCGCGTTTTAATTCTACTATATGAGAAATACAAGTAGGTTCTTGATTATTAGAAATTAAATATCCATTAATTAATGATATTATATTTTTTGATCCAACTGGATTTGCAGAGTGAACTTTAATGAGAGGAAGGATACAAGAATTATCTAAACTATATTCTACTAACCATTTAGCAACATCATAACCATTTCTTTCTGTTTCATCTTCTAAACCTAAATCATGGTCTAAAGATATTTCTTGAATTAAATTCCATTGATGAGAATTAATAAAAGAAATAAAATCAACATAAGATTTTATTACTATCCAATTCTCATCTAATGGAATTCTTATATCATCTAAAAAAATCTTAAACATTTTCGCTTAACTTATTTTTTCACTTTTGGAGAATAAATTTTTCGACAAAAGAACCTTCATAACCATTTAACTTTAAATAATCATTAGATAATAAAATTT